CCTGGGGCACCAAAATATGCGGGTGAAGTGTTTGTGGTTACACGTCAGTCTTCCAAACTGAAATAGACGAGTTCAACTCTCGCCTCCCGCTCCATCATTCGGAGTGTAGCGCAGTCTGGTAGCGCATCTGGTTTGGGACCAGAGGGTCCAAGGTTCGAATCCTTGTACTCCGACCAATGTTAGTTTGCCTGGTTAGCTCAGTGGTAGAGCGTCTCGTTTACACCGAGAGGGTCGGCAGTTCGAAACTGTCACCAGGTACCAAGTTTATTCCCTAGTAGCTCAGCGGTAGTAGCACCTGACTGTTAATCAGGGTGTCGGTGGTTCGATCCCACCCTGGGGAGCCAAGTAATGCACGGTTCGTCTATCGGTTTAGGACACTGGCCTTTCACGTCAGTAAGACGGGTTCGATTCCCGTACCGTGTACCATATATGGCCTTTGGATAAGTTATAAACTTTGCCTTAGGTTCTTCATATGCGGGAGTAGCTCAGTTGGTAGAGCATTACCTTGCCAAGGTAAATGTCGCGAGTTCGAACCTCGTCTCCCGCTCCAGTTTTGCCAAAAGGCATTGATTTAGATTTAAAAGATTGTATAATAGAAACATTAAAGGAAAAACAAATGAATATCTCCCTACGTAAGGCAAATGCACTTCAGAACAGTATCAACGATACCGTCAAAGGTTTCCAGTTTGAGACCACAGTAAAAATCAACGAGTTCCAAGAAGCGGAACAAGAAATTTCCAAAGTTGCAGGAACACTCTGCGACAACCTTACACGCAGAGATGCGTTAGTGGAAGCACTTTACGAGATTCGTAAAAGTGTCAGCGGTGCTAACACAGAAGTTAGAATCGACACTAGATTGGCCGATGTTGCACATCTAGAAAAACAAATCCAATTCTACAACGGATTGGCTAGTAAGACCGTTCGCGAAAGCGCAAAGGTTGTAGCAGGTCGTTTGGACAAGATCCGTAACGACAAAAGCGAAAACCGTCGTAGCATCTATGGCTACAACGACACAGTAGACACTAGTGTGCTCACTCGTGAAGATCTAGACGGATTCCGTCGTAGAGTGGCAACTGCTAAAAAGCAGAAACAAAAACTTCAGGATGAAATCCTAGAGTTAAATGTTCAGACAACTATCCAATTGTCTGACAAAACAGAAGCAGTTCTGCAAGCAGAAGGTTTACTGTAACAGACCCCGCGTTAACTCAGCGTGATAGAGTTAGGTAATTGCTACACCTTAATGGCTCGGTGCATTGGATCTACCGCAAGGCTTGTTTAAAGCGACTTGAGAAATCACAAAGGCGGACCTCAGCACCGTCTAAATGGAAAGGCTAGTGGACAGAGTAACAGCTCGGTTTAGGGCTCCTGTGGTGGGAGTGGCTAGACACTTTATAAATGCTCTCTGAGCTGAACTACACTGGATAACACGAGTTAGGTGCTAAGTCGACTACCCACCGAAAGTGCCAGGAAGATAAGGAGCTCAGCAGGTTTCGTTCGAGTCGAACAGAGAGCACCTATAAAGTTATCGCGGGATAGAGAAACGGTAACTCAAGAGTCTCATAAGCTCTAGATCCTGGTTCGATTCCAGGTCCCGCAACCAAGTTTTGGCAAAGGCGAAAGCCCGAGCCTGGAGTAGAGAAGGAGATTAGGATAGACAGACTTAGGCTACATGCCTAAGGTTTGATCTCTTATAGAGACCGAACATCAACTACTGGCAAAACGTCTTGAAAACGTTTCGTGCTTGTGTGAACCAGTTCTATATATTAATCGACTTTGTGAGTTGCTAACTGGAAATATACAGGTCCCTGTGCTTTGCGCCTTGTGACTTGTTAAGGGTATCTTTATAGAGCCCGCTTGTACATTGTCCAGTCTATTACTTGCCTTTCTCTCTCCACCCCTTTTATTAGTAAGTAGTTAAGGTTCTAAAAGCATCCGCAAGGAGTTAACAAAGATCGGAAGTTTTTGTTAATTGAAGTTATAAACTTTAATGCTGTAGAGTATATGTATCAAGCGCCGGTGCAAGGTGAGCGGATTGAGACTACAAGAACTTCATGTTGGGCTAGACAAAGAGAGGGACGAATCGCACCGTCGGATGGCCTTACCCAAACCAAAACTCTCGGGACATCTTACTAATAATCTGGTAACGTAGCATAATGGTCGTGCACCTCCTTCATACGGAGCAAGGTGTGAGTTCGAATCTCACCGTTACCACCATAACACCATAATCTGCCCACTAAATGCTAAATAGTTATATGCTAACATTAATCAGAGAAACTACTAATCCATTACTTGACTATATCAAGGATGATCCAGTACGTCCAGAAATTCCCAAAGAATTTCGTGTTAGCGGTAGCAGATTTGTCGCCACCACTGTAGAAGGCGAAAAACCACGTGCAATGGTCTGTGTTAGTCTGCACGATTTTGTGCCAACAACTGTTGAAGATTTGGCTAAAACACCCACAGAACCAACTACAGCAATCTTCTATACAATTTGGAGTTATGCGCCGGGTGCGGCCGCAGAGCTACTTTTTGGTGTAGTGGATCAAATAAAAGAACTTTTCCCAACTGTTAATCGTTTTGTAACACTTAGCCCAAAAACTGAAATGGCCTACAAGTTCCATATCAGAAATGGTGCCTGTGTGTTGCAAGAAAACGACAACACAGTGAACTACGAATACCTCATAACCCGTTGACAAACTGCTGAAAAGGTTATATACTTAGTATGTGACCGTGAGCGAATAGGCAGAGCTCCAGGACTGTTGTGAAACACTCCGTGGGTCGGGACTAGGCGATATGCCGTCCTTGGAGGTTCGAACCCTCCCGGTCACACCAAATTCCCTCCCTCGCTATAGTTCAATGGATAGAACGACTCTCTCCTAAAGAGTAAGTCTACGTTCGATTCGTAGTAGCGGGACCAATTGACAAAATATTGAAGTGAAGATATAATAATTGAATGTATAAAGTAATATGGAAAGATGTAAACAAGAATGTTTACGAACGAGATTTTGATAATCTTGGCCCAGCAATGGATTGGGCAAAAACATTGGCAGTATTTGTAACTATCAAAAGTAGCGAATACGAAATTGTTGGCATGTTTGGTGCTGACAGCATTGTAGATGGAAAGTGTCCAGACGGTGTAGATTACACCTGGATGAAACGGCGAAAGCAGTAAGGAGATATCATGGGATATTGGGACAGAGAATATTGTAACGTTGATGTGTTGAAGGGCAAGACTTTGTCCAACATCAACGAGAGTGGCGACGAGATCGTTTTTGAAACCACAGATGGCGAACGCTATCGTATGTATCACGAGCAAGACTGTTGCGAAAGCGTAAGCATAGAAAGCATAGTCGGCGATTTGCAGGACTTAGTAGGTTCAGAGATTCTAATAGCAGAAGAAGTTGATGGCGAAAGCCCAGCCGACTTCGAAGCATACGAGTCTTACACATGGACTTTCTACAAGTTTGCAACTCGCAAGGGTTATGTGGACATTCGTTGGCTAGGTCAATCGAATGGCTATTACAGTGAAAGAGTTGATTTTGTAAAGGAGTAATTATGTCAATGTACAACATGATATTTGGCATGAATCCCGATAGCGGAAAGTTACTTGAAATTCTAGGCAAAACTGCAAGCGACTTTGGTCGTTTCCGTAATGTCTATATGGATGAAGGTTACATTGTTGTTCATACACGTAATGGTGGTGGTAACCGTGAAGACTACGAAGATGTTTTTGATGAAATGTCAGAACATCCTTGGTACAGTCATGATGAGGACGACTCATTTGACTGCACTTATGCTAACATCTATTTCAAGGTTCCAGAAAACTACAAGGATTTTCTTGCTATTATGAATCTTAACGAAGGTCAAAAGCCTAGTGAACAATGGGCTGAACTTTTCGGAATGATGGAAGCAATGAAAAAATAAGGAGGCATTATGCCTTGGATTGAAAATGTAGCCGCCGATGATATCCCAAAAAGATTTCATCACGAAGCAGGCGAAAATAGTATGCTGATTAGTATCGTTGACCCGGCGAGCTGGCGTCCTACTCCTGCCCATAAGTTCAAGGAAATTCATAACTTTGAATTTTTGGACGTGGAGGAAAACGACCACGTAGACGACGAAGCAATGAAGTGTAGTCAAGAACAAGCCAATCAACTTGTGGCTCTTTTACAACACGCTTTGGATAACAAAATGAACGTTGTTGTTCATTGTTTTGCTGGAATTTGTCGTAGCGGTGCTGTATGCGAAGTAGGCGTAATGCTGGGCTTTCAGGATACAGGGCGGTTTAGAAGCCCTAATCTGCTCGTTAAGCACAGAATGATGCGAGCCTTGGGTTGGACCTACGATGCGGACGAAAAGCCCAACATCGACGATTGGCGCACATACAAGCCCGTTGTATAAAAACAACATTTGCCCTGTCTTCGAGAGTTGACAGGGCGTTCTTTTGGCTGTATAATATAACAAGAAAGAAGAGCGAAAAAATGAAAACATGGATTACAAGCGACTTACACTTTGGACATAAGAACATCATGAAGTTCTGTCCAGTGACGAGAGCACGATTTAAAGACGACGTTGCATATATGAACAACGCCATGGCCGAAGAATGGAACCATAAAGTCAAACCTGAAGACACAGTCTACATCTTAGGCGATGTAGCGTTCATGTCAGGTAGTGATGCTGGTAGAATGGTAAAGCGTTTGAATGGCACAAAGATTTTAATTAGAGGAAATCATGACCGTAAGACATTGATGGACGAAACGTTCCGTGGTGCGTTTGCAGAAGTACACGAGTATTTGGATATTACATATGATGGTCACAAGATTGTCATGTTTCACTATCCGATTGCTGAGTGGGATCAAATGCACAGAGGAGCATTACATTTTCATGGTCACTTACACGGAGGTGTTAGTGGATTAGAAAAGTATCGTGCATTCGATGTAGGTATGGATTCAACCGGTGAGATTGTTGTGTCAATGGAATATGCGATTGGCAGAATTAAAAACAACGAAATTAAGGGTCATCATGTTTAAAGATGAATTGAAGGAGTATGTAAACACTAGTAACCTAGTCAACATGAAAGAATGTGGCGATGGTATCTATGTGCTAAAGTACAAGAAGAAAGTGTTCTACGATAACTTGTGGAACGAATACATCGCCGAATGTCGAGGTACTATTGTAGACTCTGAGTTTAATGTAGTACAACGACCATTCACAAAGATCTATAACTATGGTATTGAAAAGGAAGCACCAGTGCTATCCGACGATACTGAGATCACAGCACTTCGTAAAGTTAACGGCTTTATGGTTGCTATGACTTGGCACAATGGAGATATCCTAGTTTCAACAACAGGTTCTACTTCAGGCGAGTTTGTCGATATGGCAAAGGAATATATCACTGATAACTTCCGTGATGTACTAAGATGTGCCCCAGATTTTACTTTTATGTTTGAGTGCGTTCATCCAACTGACCCACACATCATACCTGAAGAACCTGGACTGTACTTTATCGGATTCCGTCACAAAGACTGGAACGGTAAGTTATACTACGAAAAGTTTACGCTAGAACCTTTGGGCAAGCATCTTGGATGCCTCCCTGTGGATATCTTTACTACTACAGTAGGCGAGTTAAAGGCTCTAGTAAAGACTGTTAAGCACGAAGGTTTTGTATTCTATACTAAGGACGGCGTTGGTTCTAAGATCAAGTCACCTTACTACTTGACTTCAAAGTGGGTTGCTCGCAATCCACGCACAGACAAGTTAGTAGACTTGAACAAAGACATCAAGCACAATTTAGACGAAGAATACTATCCACTAGTGGATGCTATCCGTGCTAACATTGAGGAGTATACTGCTATGGACGAGCAAGCTCGTTTATCTTGGGTACGCAACTATATGGAGACAGTATGAGATGTGAAGATGAAAGTCATTTGCCTGTAGCAGAGCAAAGCCTAGTGTTCCGCTTGTATAAACGAGCAGAGATACGTAGGCAGATTCCTGGCAGGTTAGCAGTCACAGAAGGTAAGCCCGACAAGATTGCTAACTTGTTAGAAGAAGCCGCAATGGAAATTCAAATGCTAAGGGCAACCTTAGCCGAAATCAGTAAGCATACAAAAGGAAGGGACAACTTTCAACCATGAAGTGTTATCAATTAATCGGAGTGCCAGGTGCAGGTAAGAGCACTTGGATTAAGAATCAAGACTGGGCTAAGGATATTCCTGTGGTTAGCACAGATAAGTTTGTGGAAGAATACGCTGAAAAAATGGGTAAAACCTACAACGAAGTTTTTGATGAATATATGCCTATTGCCGTAAAGTTGATGGCTAACCAAGTCGAAATTTGTAAGGCAAATAATTTAGATATCATCTGGGATCAGACCAGTGTTTCGATTAAGAGCCGTAAGCGTAAGTTCAATATGTTGCCTAACTATGAACATATTGCTGTGGTATTTCCAACTCCTAAAAAGGAAGAATTGGATCGACGTTTAGCCAGTCGTCCAGGCAAGAACATTCCAGATTCAGTTATGCGTAGCATGATTGATACTTTTGAAATGCCAACCGAAGACGAAGGCTTTAAGGAAATCTGGAGAACTTGACCTTCTCCAGATAACTATACTTTTAAGGAGTGTGGTATGGTAGCAAGAAACGACATCACAGGCGACTCTATTCAAACCAAAGGAGTCACTGACAACTATCGTAATAATTACGATAACATTTTTCGAAAAAATAAAAAGACAGATGCAGAAAAGTTTGATGAAGCAATAATGAAAAACGAATACTACGATTTGGACGAATCGAACGATAAACCCAAGAAGTAAACTTGACTTTACATTAATAAGATAGTATAATCATAAGCATGGACTATCTAACTATTGCACTCATTCTATTGGCTTTACTTCAGGTTAAGCATTGGTACATTGACTTTGTTAATCAAAGTGACGAAGAGGTCAAGCATAAAGGAATTTATCTCGACTGGCGTGGCATTAAACACAGTCTAAAACACGGCTTTGGTACAACCGTAGTCGTGCTAACTGTGGCCAATCTTAATGTAGCACTGGCTATGGGTGCGTTAGATTTTATAATGCACTACCACATAGACTGGGCTAAAATGAATTGGGGTAATAGAGATATTACTACTAAGGAATTTTGGAATCATTTAGGCCTAGATCAAATGGCTCATCAACTAGGTTATCTTTTAATCATTTTCATTCTGGTATAATATATGGCACAACACTTAATGGTCGACTTGGAAACTCTTGACACAAAGACTACAGCAACTATTCTTACCTTGGGCGCAGTAAGGTTTGATCCGTTTACAAATGCACCCATGAAAGAACTTTATCTGCGTGTGGAGATAGACAGCCAAGATGCTCTAGGTTGTACTGTAAGCGACGACACACTAAAATGGTGGAATCAGCAGGATACTAACATCATGGAGGAAGCATTTGATCCAAGGGATCGTATTCCAATCCATGAAGTTATTAATCAGTTTCATGCACTAGCATGGGGGTGCAGTCATTTTTGGAGTCACGGTGCTACTTTTGACTTAATGATTTTGCAGAATATCTACGAAAAATTAGGTCGTGCATATCCTTGGAACTTCTGGGAAATGCGTGACACACGTACATTGTTTGAACTAGCAGATCCTGAAATGCCGCAGGATGCAAAACACAATGCGTTAGAAGATGCTAAACGACAGGCTATAGGAGTGCGTAATGCCTACAGAAAACTCGGATTCACCGGATACAAACGTTAAAATAAGCTCAAGCCCAGAGCGTCATAGTTTTCAATTAAACGGATATATCGAACGTTGTGCGGAAGAAGGTAAAGAGCCTAGAGAAGATTACTTAAATCTTTTTAAAACCTTTCGTGAACAAGACGAAGAAAACATGTCTAACCCCGAATGGCAGGAAAATAATTTAGAATACGACCTACGTAGTACAGATTGGATTCTAGCCAAGGTTCGTAACAGCGATGCCTATGCACAGAATCTTTATGCGGCTATGTGTAATATGCGTTTTGTTCGTAAAGAAATGTTTCCTTATCTGCGACAAGATCCTGACAAAGATTTGTGGAGTGCTAGTTGGCGTAGTGCTGGCGGCATTGTTGCAGATATGCGTCAAGAAGGTGATTACATTGATTGGTACTGTTCAGGTATGGGCGGACTTAATCAAGAGTACGATGCTAAAGAAACTAATGAACAATGGCAAAAGCGTACAGGATATGTGCCCGAAGGCATTGTTACAGAAGAAATAGAAGCAGATTTACTTAAACTAGGTTGGATTCCTGTACCCTGGGAAGACGAATAAACTACAAACTTTACCCGCTTCGGCGGGTATTTTTTTGACTATTGTATCTATACCAAAACTCGCTAAATATAGGATAAGCGAGGATTTCCCATGGCATATACACCATTAAATTTAGGCGACGGCATTAGTAGAGAACCGTTAGGATCAGCCTTAAAAAAGATTGATACAATGATCGGAGAATTGTACACTACAATTCCAGAAGGTGACTTTTCAGCAGTATCACAAAATATTGTTCCAGACAGTGATTTAACATACAACTTAGGTAGCCCTACAAATCGTTGGCACAGTTTATATGTTGGTTCTGGATCTGTGTATATTGGCGATGCCAAACTATCAGCAACTACTAATGGACAGGTTATTCTTCCTGGTGTTTATGATCCTACTGGACACCAAGCAGTTGAAGTCTATCCCAAAGCAGGTCCAGTACAAGACAGAACATGGGGGAACGCTTTAAATGTTAAATTAATCGATGCTTTTGCATGGGCAGTATTAGGTGGTACACAACTAACTGTTCCCTATGGATGGATCAGAGCAACGTATTCTGCAACATTAGATGCTGATGGTTATATCAGCGGCGCCACCGTAGACACTGGCGGTAACCACTATTCTGACAGCGATATCAATGGAGTTGTTGATGTTGCTACAATCTGTACAGATTATATGTATGTTTACATCGGTGGCGTAACTGATCCGTTTGCCTCCTTTGTAGCGTCCGATTGGCAACAGATTCCTTTCGCTGTTCGCTGTCAAGCAACTGCTACCACTTTAAGTGCAACTATTGGTCAGAGTGTAAGTTATAACGATTTGTTAGATGCACCTAATCAAAATTTAAACACAACAGATAGCGTAGAATTTGCAGACGTCACAACTCCTTCGATTACTAATAGTACTAATACTTGGTCATTTGGTACAGACGGTGCGTTAGATTTTCCTACTAATTTAAAAATTGCTAAGTTAGGCGACTATAGCCCAAGTCTCGGAACGATGATGATTCAGGCACTAAATGAATCAATACATATTGCGGCACCGGGTAATAATTCTCAGATATTAGTAGGCTGGACATCTTCTAACGGTCTCGATTTGGCGACCATTGGCTTTAATTCTGATTCCGATGGATTAAAGGCAGTAAAGATTTCAACTGGTAACTATGGTGCAACCGTGCATGGTTGGATATTTGGAGACGATGGTACTCTAACATTACCAGCAGGTGGCACTATTGCATTTGACAACGGTACATTGGCTGTGGACGGATATACAAGAAATACTAACGACCCGTTTGCCATTAATGTTGCCGATACCGCAGGTAGCATTACACTTAACTGGGGTGTAAGTCATAGCGCATATACTAATAAAATTATTTTAAATAATACCGGTGTTAAATTAACTACAAACGGTACTAAAGATTTTACATTTAATACAGACGGTTCAGTAACACTACCTAACAACGGTATTATTAATGCAGGCAGTGCTGCCAATGGACAAGCATCAGTTGGTTGGAAAGAATTCCTAGCAGGTCCAACTATTGGTTGGGGGCTATATGCTGAGAACGATATCTATATTCAAACGTTCAACGATATTACCAAGCCTACATGGGTATTCAAAGAAAACGGCACAACAAGATTTCCAGGGTTCACATTCCCAGCCACAGACGGAACCAGTGGACAAGTTCTAGCAACAAACGGTTCAGGAACATTGGCATGGACAACAATTAGCGGCGGAGGTGGTGGCACAGATATTTCTACGGCCAGTATTAATGACCTGGCAGATGTGACTGTTTCTAGTCCAAGTGTTGGGCAAGTTTTAAAATGGAATGGTAGTGCATGGGTTAATGATACCGATGCAACTGGTGGCGGGGGCGGCGGTGGTACACTATCGACCAGAACAACACGTTCTGTTACTACTTCTTCGATAGCAAACTTAGCCAGTGCTAATGCTACAATTACAGGCTTCAGTGGTTATGCGTTATTAAGTATTCAAACTAGTGCGGCGGCTTGGGTAACTGTTTATACATCTTCTGCGGCACGTACAGCAGATGCTAGTCGTGCAATTACAGATGATCCAGTACCAGGTAGTGGAGTAATTGCTGAGGTAATTACTACCGGAGCACAAACACAAACATTTACTCCTGGTGTATTTGGCTATAACGATGAATCTAGTCCAACTACAGATATACAAATTAAAGTAGTTAACAGAAGCGGCTCAACAGCGGCTATTACTGTTACAGTAAAACTACTACAATTGGAAGCATAATATGACAACACCAATTCCTCATCTAGGGAATCCAGAAGATCAAAGTCTTAAAGAATACATTGTTACCTTAAAAGACTTTAAAGACTCGGAAGAGTTTTATAAAGATATGGAAACACCTAGCGGAAATTTATACATTCCTGATCGAATGGTAGAGTGTGTTAACAGACGACCTATTAGTCGAAATACACATTATATGTTGACCTATGACGAAGCGGCACAGGTTAGAAACGATCCTAGAGTTTTTACTGTTGAATTAAATCATACAGATCTTGGTATGGTTATCGGCTGTGACGGGTTTACTCAAACTAGTTCAAACTTTGACAAACGTGTGGCCAGCGACAGCGTCGATATCAACTGGGGCCTGTTACGACTAAACAGAAAAACAGATATTAGTAATTGGGGTATTACTGGCACAGTTAATCAAGCGGCAACTATTATTATGGATGCCAGTGGTAAAAATGTTGACGTAGTTGTTATGGACGATGGAACTCCGTACCCTACTGTGTACGAATATGCACAGAATCCAGATGGTACTGGTTATAGCCGAATGGTTGAATACAACTGGGAGCAACACAATCCTGTAGTAACTGGTGGTGCGGCAGGCGAATACAGTTATCCGGGTTACCGATTACAAGAACATGGTGGACATACTACTGGAAACTGTGCAGGTAACACACAAGGGTTTGCTCGCGATGCTAATATCTATAATATTACATTCTACGATAGCATAGATTATGTAAGAGAATTTCATAAAAATAAACCAATCAATCCGTTGACTGGTGTTAAAAATCCAACAGTTATGAATAACAGTTGGGGATATCGTTTAAATGGAATTACAGAGTCTAGCATTAGTTCTGTGTATTATAGAGGTGTTACATATAATCGTCCTAGTACAGGATGGACTACAGCAGATTTAGACACATTTAGGATCCGTACTGGTGCGGCATTGCCAACACAAAGTTCCGCAACGGATATAGATATGATTGAGGCGATGAGCGAAGGCGTCATCATTGTAGCCAGCGCAGGAAATAGTTATTGGTATATAGATGTTCCTGGAGGTCCTGACTATGACAATTATATGGTCTACGGAGGAGTTAGTTACTATATTCACCGAGGTAGTAGTCCTGGCTCGGCAAATGGTGGCACAGAAGATACAAAAATTATCTGTAGCGGAGCAATAGGACAACACAACGAAGCAACAAATGCTAGTATCTACGCCTCGACTGGTATTGAGGTCGGCGACTACAAAGCAGAATTTAGTAACTACGGTCCTCGCATTGATGTATATGCACCCGGTTCTGGTGTTCAAAGTGTTTGGAATAGTGGAGCATCGTTGTATGATGGGACTGCCGCTACTGATCCAAGAGTTACTGCATTAGGCGGATCTGACTCAATTAATAATAATTTTAAAAAGTGTCCTGGCACTAGTATGAGTTGTCCTAATACCGTAGGTGTAATTGCCTGTTATGCAGAAAAATATCCTCGTATGACACAGGCAGATGCTCGTGCATTAATAGCCGCAATTAGTACAGACACAGTATTAAGTACCAACGGCGGAACGTTTGATGGTAAAGATGCTGGGTTTACTTACAATCCAAATAGTTGTAGAAAGATGTTGTTCTTTCAAGGAACAAGACATCCAGGTCAAGAAGTCGGTGGATATTATCCAACACCTTTCCCAACAGTAAACAACTGGTACAGACCTACCAGTGGACAAGTATATCCAAGAAAGAAAACTCTTAACAGTTATAATAAGGCCGCAACATTTAGTCTAGCAGTAGACGATTCAACAGTATCAAATACTCAAACTGCTACAGTAACATTAACTACTACTAACGTTGCTAATGGTACACAGGTTCCTTATATTATTACAGCAAAGCCTGCGCCGTCCGGTTCATTGACTACTACTGCGTTCTCTGGTGTTTATACTGCTGATGCTATAGTTACTGGTATAACTTTAGATACAAGACCTAACAGCGGAAATAGATTCTTAACTACTGGTTTACCTAACGGTTCCAGTAGTGTTATTACAAATAGTATATTAGGTGCCCTAGCATTGTCTAGTTCAACACCTACTGTGCCTGGAGCGTTGACCTTTGTTGGCAGTCAAGACGATGGATACTGGACTGTTCCACTGCCGTTCAATGTAACATTCTGTGGTACAACATACAATACAATTTATATTGGAACAAATACATATATCACATTTGGTGCTGGTTCATCAAACTGGAGTCAGTTAAATGGTACTAACCCTCCTTATCCAAAGATAATGATAAGTTCTGCAGACAATAGTTGTCAACGAATCTATTATGGTGCAGAAGGCACAGCACCTAACAGAACTTTCCGTGTTCGCTGGGAGGGAACAGCGTCTACATCTGGCACACTAGGTTCACCTAATATGGTTTACGAAGCAGTCTTTTACGAAGCCACTCCTAATCAAGTTGATGTACATACAGGAGTTAACGCTCGTTGGTCTACTACTGTAGCAACATATCCATTTGCGGCTGGTGATGTTAGTGTTCCATTAACTGGAGTAATGACGGTTAGCAGTAATACCGCATCATTACCAATAACTATTAACACCCAATCGGCGCTGACTATGAATGTGCGTTTGGGGATATTTCCTGCACCAAATGTCAATATATCGGTAAACTAAAAGTTGACATTTTTAAACTAATATAATAAACTAAGGATTATGAACGAATCAAAAACGTACACGGTAGAGGAAATATTCGAAGACATACCTGGAGATCCAGATAATGTCATGTTCAAAATTCCTCCTGAAATCTGTGAAAAAATGGGATGGAAAGAAGGAGATAAAATTCATATCTCCGTAACCGATGGTCGTATGATCTTTACTAAAGAATGAGCAAAAGCGATTTATTAGAAATGGAAGGATCCATTTCTGAAGTATTACCTAGCAATATGTTTAGGGTAACTTTGGAAAATGGGCATGTTCTTACTTGCTACACTAATGGCCGACTGCGCCAAAATAAAATCAAAATCATCTTGGGCGACAAAGTTCGGATTGAAATGAGCCCTTACGATTTGTCCAAAGGCCGAATTACATACCGCCTTTGACTTGACTTTTAAATAATTTGACTGTATAATATTCCATATACACAATAATAATGTTGTGTGTAGGTGGCCAAGAGAAGGCCTAGAAAGGAAATTATATGACACAAAAAACCCATGCTCAGATTATCAACGAGCAATATCTCAAATCGGATAGCCATTTTGTAACTCTACAAGAACGTTTGGCTGAAGCACTCAAAACCGCTCCTATGTTTGTTGGACTACTCACCGGAGTAGTTGACGAATTTAAACGTCGTCACAAAGAATGGACAACCTTTACCGACCTGCTGTTGTGCCAAGCAATCATGGTGCCAATGGACAAGATCCTAATTGACTCCACGATGCAACGCAGTCTTAATCTGCGACATGTTCTAAACATTCTTCAACACTTCCGTAGCACAATGACTATGGCTATTCAAGTTTATATTGACGAAGACAAGCCTGGTTATTACATTGCCTGGGACGGACAGCACACCGCAATTACTCTTTACATTATTCTTACCAAAGTGTTCGGTGAACGCACAGCACAAACAATGGTGCCAGTGGTTGTGTATAATGTAAAACACAAATTAGAAATTCGTCGTAACTTTATTTTGTTAAACGGCGATGCTAAAGAAGAACTTGACTTCATTGACAAGTACAAGCAAATGGTTTATGGCTCTAAGGTTGACGGTGCAGATGACACCGAATGGACTGACACAGCCAAGAAGAACGATTATCTTGCGGCCGCTGGCTTGTTTGCCACACACAGCAAGTTTGGTGACGAAGACCAACCTGGTGCGTTCAGTTTGTTGGCTGACACACTTATGAGCAAGAGTCTGAAGACTCGTAAGGATCCGGAAGTCACCCGTATGTTTGCTCAGTACTGGACTTACTTAAACCAACAACGTCCTGTAGAACCTAAGGAAGCACGTCAGTTATACGAATACTTTAATCTGTGTTTTGAACAAGGCATTACTGTTGATGACAAATACTTGCTAGACTTTGCGGCATTTACAAAAGAATACTTCGATGGTGACTTTGGCCCCAACGGTCCGTTCTGGGATAAGGTTAAGATGGCCTATGAAGAATGGTACAAGAAGGCCAACCCAGAGTCATACGCAGAGTCAGGATTGCGTGGCTTTACTTCAGAAATGCGTACAGGTATTCCGTTCTTGATTGCACAGGTTAAGAAGAGTACTAAATTGAAGACACCAGAATATTCTGCTAACAACGGTTTTACTGTTGCTAAGAAAGACTTGTGGTAATATGTCCAAGCTCAGAGATCCTAATAAGGATAAACTCAAAGGACAGAGTATCCTTAAGGAACAATATCGCTTACAATGCAAATGTAAGTTAGAAGATTGTGACAATGACCTTACAATCTTCGATGGTCCTGGTAGCGATGGTTACTGTCGTGAACACCAACTGCAATTAACAGAGTACGGTGGTATGGGCAAAGCGGATCGTCCACACACATTCTATCGTGGGTGGGTGTGCGAGAAGTGTGGATACGATCCTCGTGTTGATCCGCAGTTTGACGATATCGAAGATCCGTTCCATAAATTACGTTGTATGCGTGGTGTAATGCACGGCGACCACTTAGAACGTCAAAGCGATGGTGGTAAAGATGTTGCAGAAAATATTCAAACACTCTGCTGTCGTTGTCACATGATTAAGACTTACAAAGAAAAAGATTATCTTAAGGGTAATAAAGGAGAATCTAATGGAAGTAATTAACATCAACGACCGCAACGAAAAACGTCGCAAAGAAAATATGCTGGATGTTATCGAAGAAGTGCGTAAGCGTATCGAAGAAGGTAGCATGGAAGAATTTGTCATGGCCAGTATAGACAAAGATGGCGAAGTAAACATTCACGCCAGCGTTAAAGACCTTATTGGCGGGGTAGGCTTATTTGAAATAGGCAAAAACATTCTTATTCAACAACAAACGATGATCGATTATGAATGATTTTACTCCATTAAATGAACGTACATGGCCTGCTGAAAATGTTTTGGCTATGGCCTGTGCTATTTTTAGAACTAAAGGCTATACCAGCGTTAGTGCTTTTACCAATGCAGATCCTGACAGCGATGAACGCTGGAATAGCAAAGAACATTTGAGTTATCAAATGGTTCCGGACTTGAATAAAGATTATAAAGTACTGGTCAAAGTTACTCAGGAAGATACAGATACAGCCAGTGCTATTATACATTATTATCGTAGACTGACATTTGGTGTTATTGCAGACAATCTCAACGACTATATGCAACGAGTGTTTTCTAGTACTCAAAAACCTGAAGTAATTTTTAAAGACTTTGGTATTTTGGCCAGCGTTCCTAGTTTGTATTTCAAAGAAATGGAAAAGAAACGTATTATCACAGAGTCCAAAACTGCCAAACAAGAGCATATCGGAGTAGTAGGTGAGCCAATTTTACTGAATATTAGATATGTTAATACTAGATATGTCAAAAAACTTAACTGCTATGCCCACGATGCTGTCACAGATGGCGGTCATTTGGTAAACTTTTTGAATAAGTCTGCACTAGGTAAGACTGGAGAGACTCAAACTATACGTGCCAGAGTCAAAGCACACGGTGTAAATTACACAACCAAATCCATTGAAACCCAATTAAATTATGTCAAACCAATTGACAAAGAGTTAATTTGGCAGTAAAATAATAGCATAGTTAAATTTTAGGAGATATTGTGAGCGATCCATGCCAAAATGTTATTAGTACACTAGAAGATCATCCTAGTCGTTTGAACAAAGAAGCAATCATTCTTGCACAAGCGGAGGCAGGTAACAACGAATTCTTCGAAGGTGTGCGTCTTGCATTAGATCCAATGATTACCTTTGGACTTAAACAAATCCCAGAGAAAACAGATGCAGACGGTCCAGGCTTAGACTGGGGCAGTTTTACTCTCGCTATTACTGGCTTTGTCACTCGCAATGTCACCGGTAATACAGCGAGGGATATGATTCAAACAATGATAAAGTCAGCCACTAAGAAACAGTGGAATGGCTGGTATCGTCGTATCCTTATTAAAGACTTGCGTTGTGGCGTAAGCGAAAAAACAATCAACAAAGTTGTGGAGAAGAAATATGCTCACTATAGTGTGCCTGTGTTTAGTTGCCAGCTCGCTCACGATAGCGCAAATCATGAGGCTAAGGTGGTTGGAAAGAAACTTATCGAAGTCAAACTTGATGGAGTACGAGTTATTACTATCGTCAGGGCCGACGGGCGTGTTGATATGTTTAGTCGTAACGGCAAAGAGCTTGTCAATTTTCCTCACATAGCAGAGCAGATTAGTGCAGTAGTTAAACAAGATCCTCCGCCATATGATTTGGTGCTAGACGGCGAAGTTATGTCTAGCAGTTTCCAAGATTTGATGAAGCAGGTACACCGCAAGAGTGATGTACAAAGCGATGATGCTGTACTTAATTTGTTTGACGTACTACCTTTGTCAAACTTTGAACAAGGCTCTTGGGATAAAAGCCAATCGGATCGTAGCGATATGGTCTACTACTGGCACAAGAAACATAAAGATGCGTTACCTAATGTAGCAGTTGTTGGACACGAACTTGTCGATCTCGATACTGATGCAGGTAAAAAACGTTTCAAAGAAATTAATCAAAAGGCAATCGATGGCGGTTACGAAGGTATTATGATCAAAGATCCTAATGCTGGATATGAATGTAAACGTAGTGTGGCTTGGCTTAAACTAAAGCCATTTATCGAAGTGTCATTGGCTGTTACAGCAGTAGAAGAAGGAACAGGTAAAAATGTCGGAAAACTTGGCGCTTTTGTTTGCGAAGGCAGAGACGATGGACGTGATATCATTGTTAATGTTGGTAGCGGTTTTACTGATGCTGATCGCGATGCTTATTGGTCCGGTCGTGAAGAGGTGGTTGGCAAAATCGTTGAGGTACGTGCTGACGCTATCACACAAAACCAGGATGGAAGTTACTCTTTACGCTTTCCGCGCTTCTTACATTTTAGAGGGTTCCAAAGTGGCGAGAAAATTTGATATCCGCAGAAGTATGCACAAGGATATGCTCTATGGAGCATTACTAGAACTTAGCCAAAACGGTAGAGTCTGGCACGAAAGTACTGTAAGTCCTGAATACAGTCACTTAACTGAAGACGGTAAGAATGCTATTATTCATGTAGTCGAAGAAATGTTTCGCGGATTGCAGACAATTCATAAACAAGAAGTCAAAGAAGAAGCCAAACGTCAAACGTTAGAAGGACTGAAGTCGTGAGTAAAGCAAAGCATAAACCTTATCAATGGATTGATGGCGAAACTGCGGATCGAATTACTAGTCTTAATCTAAAAGACTATCGTGCTTACTTGAAAAAAGAATTACGTCAATGGAAAAAGAATCCTAAAACAGAATCAAATCCAGACGGCTATTGGTTACACCCTGAAGATGTTGTAATCAATATGCGTACCATTGAAGCATTAGATTTAATTATTAGCCATTTCCCTGAAACCTCGGATGATATAAAATGACAGAAGATCAAGAGTATAACGAATACGAAGCCTTTGCTAAACGTATGGAAGAAAGATTTCCATTAATGTTTGCGGAACGCTACGGCGGATTTGCTGTAGGTAAAGGTTGGTGGCCTATCCTAGAAAATCTCTGTGCCAATATACAGGGCAGGATTGATTGGGCAAAGAAGCAACACGATTGGGACGTTGAAAATAAAAAAGAACCTGCTCGTGAACTTATTCCGCAGGTAGTTGTAGAACAAATTAAAGAAAAGTTTGGCGGGCTTCGTTTCTATTATCAAGGCGGTGACGAATACATTCACGGCATGGTTACCATGGCAGAATCCTGGGCAGACTCTTGTTGCGAAGAATGTTGTGCTCCTGGCAAACGTAGAGATGGCGGATGGATTCGTACGCTATGCGATATGCACGAAGCAGAGTATCAGAAAAAACGTCAATCACCCGAGGATTATGCCAAACAAAACGGTTTAGAACTTTAAGGAGAAGTAGCATGGCAACCTGGACAGTAAGAACTTATTACAAAAAGAGTGTACAAGAAGTTGAATTTTGGGTTCAACGAGAAGGTAAAGGCAGAATTACTACCACCAATGGATTCCGTTGGGGAGAATGGTCAGTAGAAACCAGTGACGACAATCCTCCAGAATTTGAATTTACAGAAGTTCCTGGAGGCGATGGCCGAAAAGACAGCATCAATATGCTAGACTGCTCATACAATAATATTGAAGAAGTTGAACTTATCAGTATGGACGACGGTGGTTGCTGGTATGATATCGAGTTTGATGGCCTAACAGAAGAAGAGGAAGAAGAACTGCAAGAGTTTATCGACGAGAATAGCATTTACGATTTAGAAGATCGCGAAGATTCATGGTATCAAGATGAAACTGAATGGTGGATTTGGGGTCCTATTGAGATTAAAAACGAAGACGGCGAAACTGTACGCATCATCTGTGCAGATGAAGACGGTAATGTTATTGACTTTAAGGACGAAGAATGAACGAACGAATTCAACAACTTGAGCAACAGGCTCGTATCTATGCTGTCAAGCAAAACGAAACTACAGCAATGCCGTATAGTCAAGCATACGCAGAAAAGTATGTAGAGTTGATGGAACGAATGGTGTTGGATGCAATGGTAGAATCTGAATGGTTTCATGGCAAGGCAACCAATAATCAGCGAACCCAAGCGTATGTGGCAAGAACATTTCGGAGTTGAAGAATGAGCAAAGTATATCTGATCAAACCGTTAGAAAAGAAAAGTATCTGCTGGCACATTGAAATGTACCGCGAAAATGCGGATGGTTCAATTAGTTGGTTCAACATCGATGATCACTATCGTTGGGGTCAAGGGTTTGTTGAAGAAGACATGGATTGTAACTTGCCTTTAGAAGGCGATGCTCAAGCACACGCTAAGACAGACTGCGGTTGGGGGTCTGAATTAGATGACCAACACGCTTGTTGGTTTGAATTTAGCGATGATATCACTGAAGAAGAGCAAGAACAAATTAAAGAGTGTTACCTAGAAGGCGATCCAGACGATGACGACGAGCGCAGTGGTGCGGCTTGGTTGTTTGAAGGCAATCATGATTGGCAAGTTGAAGATGACTACCTAGTTATCGACGCTCCTTTCCAAGTCAGTCTCTGTGAAGATGACGGTACTGTTGTTGAAGAAAACGTTAAATTACGTACTAGAGAAGAACTTGCTGAGTCTGTTCGAAAATGGCAGGAAGAAAATGGGAACAATAAGTGGCCGTTTTAATTGGCCTGTAACTATGCCCACTCCAAACAATTACAATAATAATCCTCCGGGTCATTACAAACATCAATATAATTTAATCGATGACAAGGTTGTAGAGTTCAAAGAACTAATTGTACATCGATTTAAAATGGGAGATGTGGAAGATCCAGACCTGTATGCCGCACAACCATTATTAGAATGGCAGGAAAGCGAATCGGGTAAATGGGTTATGAGTCACGCTGTAGAAACTCCTATATGGCATAGACATATGGCTCCAATGAACTATCATACCGATTATGCTATAACAGCCAAACTAACTGCTCAAGATGCTACATTTTTTATATTAAAATGGGGCAATAGCATTGACAGAATCGGTACATTTCAAGTATAATACTAGTATGAAAATTAAACTTGTGTCAGATCTCCATTTAGAGTTTAGCGACATCAATATCCAAAATGATCAGGATTACGATGTGCTTATTCTTGCCGGCGATATTATGATTGCAGAGGAACTCTACGACCATCCTGTTGTGCCCAGCATCTACGAGTATGGTGCGTTTGCTGACCTTGGACGTAAACAACAAAGGGTAGCTCGCTTTCGTGACTTTTTGAAACGTTGCAGTTTCCAATTCCCAAATACAATTTACGTAGCGGGTAACCATGAATTCTATCACGGTAAATGGAATCGTACACTTACTGTACTATCTGAGGAGTGCGCTCAGTTCCCTAATGTCTACTTCTTGGAGGCAGGCTCAAAGAAAATTGATGATGTAACATTTATTGGTGGTACATTGTGGACTGACATGAACAAAGGTGATCCTTTGACACTCCATGCTGTGCGGGATATGATGAATGACTTTCGTGTTATCAAAAAGGAAGAAGAAGGTTACACTAACCTTAAGCCACATGATACTGTTATCCGTCATCGTCATATGCTTGGCTACATCAAAAATGTAGTAGCAGAACGCCCTGACGAAAAGTTTGTTGTAGTAGGACATCATTCGCCGAGTTTCCAAAGTGTACACGAACAGTACAGAGGTGAAACACTAATGAACGGTGCTTACCACAGTGATTTGAGTGAGTTCATCTTGGATCGTCCACAAATCAAACTGTGGGTACACGGTCACACTCATCATTGTTTTGATTATATGATTGGTGAAACAAGAGTTGTGTGTAATCCACGTGGTTACGAATCAGATGGTTACAGCGAAGATAGTGGCTGGAACCCTAACATAGTATTGGAAGTATAATGAAAGTTGGATTAAGTTATAGCCGTTGTGTTCGAGACATTGTTGATGGTGTTGTAGATATCAATGATGTTCTTGTTCTCATTACTCGTACGGACTTTGATCCGCATAACGATGAACAATGGGGCAATATTTGGGAAGGCTACGGCGGTGGTCGTAGTGCGGGCAGTATCTGGAGTAACCCAGAATGGACTGGTTATCATAACGAACAACAGTTTCGTGATATTAGCATCGAATTGTATGATTCGGGTAAAATGCACCAGCCAAGAAAGTTTGGCGCACATCCAAGTCGTCGCCCAGAGATTTGGTTAGAAACAGTTTTGCCTAGCAGTGAGTTGGCTACTAATCCCGCGGCCAAGGCGGCATGGGATAAATTTCAAACAGTGGCTGGACTAACTAATGTAGAATTAGATAAGGAGTATAAATGATTAAAGGTATTAATTCTAGTGGAAGATTTGTTACTGTATCTGGTGGCCAGCCCAGCAGTAACTATATTAGTCCTGGCTCCAGTGGTGCAGGTATGTTGCGGTATAACCCTAACACGAGTGCTATGGAAGTCAACGATGGCAATTCATGGCAACAACTAAACATGAATTATGCCACTGTTGAACTTACACAAGAAGCAGAAAGTTTGTTAGAGTGGGCACGTGAACAGCGTAGTAAGCAACAGGCCAGAAAATATGCCGCAGAAAATAATCCCGCACTGAAGAAAGCATATGAAGCAATTCAACGTGCAGAAGAAAACTTTGATTTATTAGAAGCCATTGCTGGCAAATATGAATCCGAATCAGAACAAGTACAGAGTGCGCCATGAGTAATATTAAAGTGAGATACGATGCTACCTGCGAAGTTAAACAGGAAAGTTCGGGTAGAGTTGTTCAAGCAGATGTTATGGCATTCAATGAAGGTCGTAACTTAACTGTGGTAATGAACAAAAGTGTTAAACTATTAATGAACTGGAATGGCAGAGTTTACGAAGGTCGTATGGCCGGAATGGATTTTATTAGTAACGGACCAAAAGGTCAAAAATATACAGAGGGCAGATAATGAACGTTGTAGTTTCAGATCTTGATAATATTTTTTCCGCAACTTATAAAGAAAAAGCCACGGAGTTTCAAGAAGATCCACTGGTGTTGTCTGTAAGTCTAAAAGAACTTATGGAGGGAAATCCAGGTTCTTTTTATTCCATGGAAGACGACCGTGTAAAAAATAATATCAAAGATGAAACTAGAACATTAGCCGAAAAGATTAGAAAATATTACGGTAAGAAATACTTTTGGTCTAATCTTACTAATGCTAGAAATATCAGTGACTTTAGAAGTCGTGTTTGCTATTTGTTAGAAAATCGTATTCATACCTGCGAAGGCAAAGACCTAGGTATATATTATAAACTTCCTTACTTTTACGAAGAAGATATGATATACGATGATTTCAAAAAACAATATAACACCACAGATGTTCCACGTATAATTCGTGGTATGGGTAAGCCTGTTAAGAGTCAACTAAAATTAAAGTATTTGAAGACTACTTCTAGCAGACAACAGAAGCGAAATATTAATCGTTTTTGGTTTACAGATGACCGTTATCTATACAACATCGAAGTAGCCAGCGATAATCCTTTATTGGAGATGTTTAAGCAGTTAGTTGTTGACAAGACTGAAGTTGCGTTTGATACCTTCTATGAAGTTGACAGGATAGATCAATTGTATTTTTATAAACTTTTTAATTTTACGTTAGCAAAGGAACATAATGAAATTTCGTAAGAAGCCTGTGATTATCGAGGCTGTACAATTTTTTTACACAGACGAATCTGTTGCACAGTTAGAAGAATTCTGCGGAGAATCTCTAGGCAACATTCGCAAAGAACATAACAATGATCCAGCCGAAGCAGAAATACGCACATTAGAAGACGGTATAGGTTTAACAGTTAAACATATTGCCACCGAAGGCGATTGGATTATTAAAGGAGTGCAGGGCGAGTTCTATGCCTGCAAGCCAGATATTTTTGAACAAACTTACGAAAAGGTAGAATAAGATGCCACATTTGGTGCCAATGGTAGTAGAGTCCACAAACAAAGGCGAACGTGCCTATGACATTTATTCACGTCTATTAAAGGATCGTGTAATTATGTTAGACACCGACGTCAATGAACATTCAGCCAGTGTGATTGTGGCACAACTGCTATTCCTCGAAAGTGAGAATAGCGAAAAAGACATTAGTCTGTTTATTAACAGTCCTGGTGGAAGTGTAACTGCGGGACTGGCTATTTACGATACCATGCAGTTTATCAAACCAGATGTTGCCACTTACGTAGTTGGGCAGGCCGCAAGTATGGGATCATTCCTAGCGTCTGCTGGTGCAAAAGGTAAACGATTTGTATTGCCAGAAAGTCGCACAATGATTCATCGTGTTAGTTCAGGAACTCCTGGCACACGTGGTAGCGTACACGTACAAGAACTACAGTTCGAAGATGCTAAACGTACTTACGAGGAAAGTCAGCGTATCAACAAACGTCTAACTGAATTGTATGTTAAACACAATACGGCAGGTAAAACCTATGACGAAATGTTTGGCGACATGAAGTTTGATACATTCTTATCTGCACAACAGGCTGTTGAATATGGACTTGCAGATAAAGTAATTGAGAAACGTGAATGACCACATACGTAGACCATACTGGGCAATTTGAAAAATATAATTTTAGTTCTGTAATTACAGAACAAGACCAGGCCGATGCTATACAACGAATTACAGACATTGTAAATTCTGGACAGTATTTTAAAAACAGTCCCAAGTATCAAACACAGGTTAATTTATTTGGATTGCCTGACCCGCTTTGGATGAAATTTAGAATGAGTTTTATCTTTAGTGTGTTTATGTATTTAGGTAAAGAAGTAAAGATTAATCAATTAATGGCTTGGAGTTTCATGACTAACAATGAAATTACCGAGGATCGAGATAATCTTTGGCACACGCACCATTATACCGAAGGGAAAACTACTGTATCAGGCATTTGGTATTTAAAGATACCCACCGATGCAGACTATAAGTCAAGTGGTACAGAGTTTGCCCCTAACGGTGTCGGTCAGCCAGAACGAATCACCATAGAGCCTGTGCAGAATCATTGGTTAATATATCCTGGCAAGATATATCACAGACCAACTCCTCCACAGAGTAAAGAATTTAGATATGTATTAGCCGCAGATTTGGAGTTTTAATATGACACAGGTAACAGATTTAGTAGAGTTTCAAAGTGATTGGTATGCTACTGCCACAGAAGATGAACGCAAGTCATTTCGCGAATGGTTGATTAACGTTCTACGTATGCACGACACAGTGGAAGTAACATTCAAAAAAACTGATGGCACACTGAGAGAAATGAAGTGTACTCTTAAAGAAGGCATTTGCCCTACAGTAGAGAACCCAAAAACTTCAGAAGTTCTTTGTACAGTTTGGGATACCGTAATTGGCAATTGGCGTAGTTTTAAGTTTGAGAACATCCAAAAAATAAATTTCATGTTGTAATGAAACCACAGTTCCGAATCGACAAAAGAGACGGGTTTTGGACTGCTGACGTTTATTATGTTACCCAAAGTGGACAACAAGAACTCTTTCCGGAATGGGACGGGTTTGAAGAACCGTTTAGCGAATCTACTTACCAAAATATAAGTAATTGGTGTTACAATACGTTTAAGACGTATATTTGGCCCAAAAGAGCTCGCAGAATGAGCTATACCCAATTTTGGTTTAAGAATAAAAAGGATTTGGATTGGTTTGTTCTGTATTGGAGCGGAGTTGACATTTCGGAAGAGTGACTATATAATATGTTTATTAAGTTAATTAACAGGAGCAAAAATGGCTACTAAGACAGCAACCAAAACCCGTGTAACCAAAAAGCAAGTTATTGCACACCGCACTCGTGCAGTCAAAGATACTAGCCCAAATTGGGAAGGTTGCGAATCTTGGGATGCCGACAAGTTCCATAAACACTTTCGTAGTAGCATGGACTACTATCGTTTAGAAAGCGACATTAAAACTTACAAGCCAATTATTGTTAAGTGGATGACTGATGCAGGCTGTGCTAAAGAAGACATTGTTGCTATTAAGAAAGTCAAAGACAATCGTATCAGCACCACAATGGGCGCCATTGCTCACTGTCTGTTACGTGGTATGACTCCGCAACGTGCAGACTTTAACAGCGGCAAGGACACCGCCGCTTGGTTGCGTAATGCCATTGTCAATGTAATCCTCGAAGGCAAAGACGATACCGAGGGCGAAGAAAAAGTTGAAGTCAAAAAAGAAGTGTACACTCCTAGCATTCAAGAACGTCTGCGTGAAGTTGCGCTGAATATGACTGAAGAAATTGAAAAGGCCTATGAGTCGTTTCAAATCGATCCGGAAAACTTTGATCCAAAAGCATTTAAGGTTCTTAATTTGTTGAAGAGCCAGCAGGCCAAAGCCGCACACGCTCGTATCATTCGTGACTTTTATGCTCGCGATTTGGCAGAACTAGAAGAGCTTGCCAGCGGTAAAGCAGACGAACAGTTGAAAGAAGGTTACAGTCATCGTAGCAAAAAGCAGATTCGTAACTTCATTACATTTTTGCAGGAGATTCAAAACGCCTGTACTATGTTAATGCAGGAAGCCAAAGTGAATCGTGCTCCTCGTGCTAAGAAAGCAGTCAGTGTTGACAAACTTGTTGCTAAACTCAAGTACAAGAAAACTGACGAGCCATTGAAATTGGTGTCAATTAATCCTACTGACATTATCGGTAGCAAGGAGTTGTGGGTTTATAACACTAAGAGCCGTAAGTTGGGCAAGTATGTTGCCAACGAATATATGGAATTAGGTGTTAAAGGCACCACAATTACCGGCTTTAGCGAAACACTCAGCATTATGAAGACTGTGCGTAAGCCAGAGGAAAAGATGAAAGAGTTCAAAGCCGCTGGTAAGGTGCAGTTGCGTAAGTTCTTAGACGAGATTAATGCTACAGAGGCTCGTATGAATGGACGCATTAACGAAGAGATTATTCTTCTTAAGGCTAGTTCTTAAGTAGCACTAGCGTTAATTGTAATCACAGGACTTAGTCCAACAAGGGTTCCGGTAGTGGACCCTTGTCTCACACCAATTCTAAATGTTTCTGCGGCTTCTGCTCCGTCCGTGGCACGAATAGAAACTATACCGTTAATAAAATAGTTTCCTTGGCTGGTAATATTAAACGAATACGGTAGTCCGCTAACGTCTGCGGCTACAGCAGAGCTGGTGCTTTCAAATGTTAACCAATATGTTCCTTGAACCATTCCGTTAGGAGACGATAATGGTGTAGTTACTGTAATGTTTAATCCGTTACCTTCACTAGCAGGGTTCGGAGAAACTGCAGAAATTGTCATCGATGAATCGTATAATATTATCTGTCCACTAGTTACTAATACTGTTCCTGATATAGAACCTTCTCTAATTTGAACTGTAAACACTTGGACACTATTAGTTTCTGCTACAGTATCAGAGGCCGCACCGATAGTTAATGTAGTTGTTTGATTTAATGAAGTTGTTGTGAAAGATCCTGATAGACTTCCTGTAGAAATATCTGTGGTCAATAGTGTTCCAGATACGTTATTAAATGTATAATAATATGTTCCAGCAGGCCCAAGGTTTCCTACTTGTAATGTAGTCGATGTAGCATACCCGGATATGTTGCCTGCCATTTCTGCAATAGTACTATTGGCAGTAAATGAAGTAAATGGTGTCAATGAGGTATCAAGTATCGTTACACTAGTTGATACAATAATAGTTCCGCTAGTACTGCCACTTCGAACTTGTACGTTCATAGTTTCAGATCCTTCGGTTGTTCTATCCGAAGACGTAGTGATGCTAAATGTGCCCGTGCCGTTTTCTATTCCACCAGTACTACCGCTTATTGTAAATGAGCCGCTAGTAGCAGTTACATCGCCTGCACTAATACCAGATGTTGTCCAGTAGTATGTTCCGTCTGGGCCAACATTGGCTGCGGTGAACGATACACTACTTCCTTCGTTTACAGTTGCCGCGTCAGGTGTTAATGTTGGTGTAATAGAAATATCTGTTATAGTTATTTCATCACTGGCGCCAATAATTGTTCCTGTAATCGATGTTTGTCTTACTGCAACAGAAAACGTTTCGGTACCTTCTGTAAATAAATCCTTTGCAGGTGTTATATTAAATGATCCGCTATTGCTGGTCATTGTAAATGTACCAGACAAGGATGCAGAGGTAAAATCAGATGTAGTAATTGCTGTACTACCGGATGCTTGTTCAATTGTATAGTAGTATGTTCCATCTGTAACGTTTGTTCCAGCAATAGTAAACGTAATTGCACTACCCTCGCTGCCTGTAAGAGTAGATGGAGTTACTGTAGCAGATACTACTGTTACTGTTGGCGGCGTTACATAATTTTCAGTATATGGAGATTCAGCAATATATGTTACAAGATTGTTTGTCACTGCTATCGCATTGGCTGAACTATCAGTAGTAAATGTTCCACTAGATTTTACATTTAATAATAGAGATGCGGTTGCACCCTGACTTGTTCTAGTAAAAGGAACTTTGCTAGGAGTAAATCCTGTAGTGTATAACGCACTCTTAGAAATTCTTAAATTGGTTAAGTAACCCAATGCTGGGTAAGTACTATTGCCCGGATACCATTGCCCCACACACGGATTATATGTTGTATTAGTAGCATAGTTATTAGTACAGGTTGCAGAAGCATAGGCTACACCGTTTACGAACAATCTAGCACTACCACTGTTTCGAACTAAAGCAATATGATTCCAAGTGTTTAATGTCAATGTTCCACCAAATGCTCGAATGGCGCCGCCTACTGTGGCAAATACAATTTGGCCATCACGTTGATAAATCCAAAGATAATTATTGTTACCAAACCATTGAGCATATAAAACTTTAATACCAGTCAAATTAGTAATTGGTTTCCACCAAAACTCTATGGTAAAGTTTGCCGTACCGTAGGTTAAACTAGTTCCCGAAAATGTTAAGTACTGACTGCCGCCAACAAAGTACAAACTTCCTCCCGGCTGTATTCCAGAAGTTCCATATGATTGTACGCCTGCGCTACCTAATGTAGTTAATAATGGCATTGTTAAACCTTAAGCAAATCTAGCCTGACTAGCAATAATTGTATATGTACTTGCGGCTGTTTTAATAATTGTAAATGAATATGAGTCAATGCTACTAGCATTACCGCCTGTCGGTGCGGCACCGCCTAACCATTTAGGAGTAACGGCAGATCCATCGACAGTAAACGCTGTTGGATAGTATGCTGTGCCGCCTTGTGTGGCTAGCAATACTACTGTTACACTCTGTCCTGTGGTTAAGAATGTATTCATTGTTGTACTTCCGTCACCACGGAAGTTCAGTGTCCAGTTTGCGGCTGCATTAGAGGAATAGTAAAACACACTATTTGTTTTGCAATCTAATGTTGTTGCGCCAGTAAGTGCCGCTGGGTTAACTGAAACCGTTTCAATTGTGCTAGTGCCAATGCTAAGTGTACTACTTGCACTGACTGTACTACCACTGATAATACCACTGAATGTCCCTGCTGTAAGAACATTTGTGCTAGGATTGTAGGCTAAGTCTACATCAGTTCTAATATTTTCGTTACCTGTGGTTGTATCGACAAATGTTAGATAGTGTGCGGCATTAGTCGATGTTGCTGTTAATGCTACCTGACTTGCTGGTCCTGTAAACGCTGTGGCTGTAATTGTGCCTGCACTAAAGTCGCCGTTAGTATCACGGAATACAATAGTTGATGCTGTGTTGTTTGCAGTAGCATTTGAACTAACTGTAAATGTTCCACCTTCTGAACTCGAACTTCCTGATAGACCGTTACCGCTTACTCCGGCTGTAGCAACATAGTTACCTGTAGTATCTGTACCAAGTGCAACTGTATCACTGCCAACTGTTAATGCTACGCTAGTAACATCTGCCGATCCATCGATGCTGAATGAACCTGTTACATCGCCTGTGAATGTAACTGTACGAGCAGTATGCCATTTACTTGCAGTGGCGGCTTGTAAATTTGCCACAGCGGTAGTGCTAGCCACAGTAAATGGAGCAGTACCAGTTGTCTGAGTACTTTCAAATGTTGTTGCTTTTACATACCCACCAATGTTAGCATTTTCAAATACAGCAAGGCCGCCGGCGGTTAATTTTAATGCGCCAGTAGATGTATTACTACTGCCTGTAGCATTACTAATCGTAATTGCTGATGTAGTTGTTGCACCGCGGCTTGTAACATTTTGTAGTGTAGATGTAACAGCCAAATCTATGTTATCTGATGCTATTGGAGTTCCTGTTGCAGAAGTAATAGTTAAAATTGTTCCGCTACCATCAACAGAGCCTACAGTAATTGTTACATTGTTGGCCGGATTCAATCCGCCTGGGAAATTAGTTCCATAGACTGTTACGGTATTACCTGCGGCAAAACCAGTACCACCATTGCTAACGCTGGCCACATAGGTATTGTTAATAATTGAAATATTGAATACAGCATTAATGCCCGAGCCGCTAGTTGCATTTTGAGCAAATGTCGATGGCAAAGTAACGGAATCCTGATAGGTAACTGTTAACTCTGTATGTGTTCCGTTAGTCAAAAGTGAAGCAGATAAATCTTCAATTTGTTCTTGGCTAAATGGTAAACTAGGACTGTTAGAACCAATTGTAATCTGATTTGCGCCAGTTCTAGTAATAAGAATTGGACTTAGTGGATCTGGATATAATTCGATATCGCTAGTCTCTGCGCCTAGGTCGCGCTCTAAACGTAACTTTGTTGTGCCTAACGGTACATAAGTTTGATAATCTGGACCATGAATTGTAATGGTATCAGTTGTCTGTCCAGGCGTTGCTGTGGAACTATCCTCAATGCTAAATGCAATATTCTGCCCAGCAACAATGGTAGCAGTATCCGTGACGCTGTCTGCTTCAATTTCAGTATCTACAGTAATTGCGTTGGGGATAGTTGTAACGCTTTCGCTGGGTCTAAATCTTATTTTTCTAAAAAAATCGTAAAAGGCTGCTGGCATTTTAGGTATATTCCTGTGTTACCAATATTTATGCTATGTTGGATTCTATATAAATACTACACTATGAGCTCAAACATCGACAAAATTCTTCAAGATTTAGGTGACGCACTAAAATCAGCCGCTAACGGTGGCACACTATCTAAGGGCATTTCTGATACTGCTACACGTGAGCAGATGATTGTTACAGATAAAGGTGTACAGGTTGGCGTATTAAGTGCTGACAGAATTAGCGGAAACATTCACGTAGAAGGCGTTCTTGGCGCTGGAAAAATTGTTGCCGCAGGTACTAGCGAATTTGCTAACTTAAAAGTTAACGGCAAATTAGAAGCAGATACGCTGTTAGTTAAGAATGTTATTTCAGAACAAAGCCTAGAATCATTTACAAAATCCATTTCTTTTGCCAGCAGACAACTCAGCGATTTAGATGGTAAAGGCTTGCAATGGGACAGCCCAGATGTAAGTTATCAGTTTGTTTTTAAAGCAAACCCAAAAAGAATTTTCAGCACAGAATCTATTGATTTATACAAAGGTTCTAAGTATCAAATTGAAGGCACAGATGTTTTAGAGCGCACAAGATTAGGTAATTCAGTACGTGACAGTAACCTACGCACAGTGGGTCCTTTAGAAGAACTACGTGTTACAGGCGAAACAAACCTAGGTGACACAGTTTTTGTTAATGCCCTAGGAAGACTAGGTGTCAATACAGAAGAACCAAACGCAGTTATCAGTGCCGTTGACAATAATGTAGAAGTAATTTTAGGTGCGGATCAAGACTCAGTGGGTTTTGTAGGTACTTGGGGCAGTAACAGTTTCAGTATTGTTACCGATAACACAAGACGTATTACAGTATCAGGAAACACTACAGAGTTTGGCAATGCTAAGAGCAAAGGCGCAATAGTCAAAGTTCACGGCAGATTAGAAGTAGACAGCATTGTATCTGACATCAGAATCGAAAAAACTAGTCCAATAGAATTTATAGCCAGTAAGGATAACAGTATTTTTGGCAAGGGTATGCAATGGAAGGGCGAAGGTGGTACACGTCAGTTTATTATGCTTCCAAACCCTGACAGAATCTATTCTTCAGAAAGTCTTGAATTAGCAATTAACAAAGAATTCTGGATCGACGGTAAGAGTGTATTAAACAGAACTGACCTAGGAGTTAGCGTTGTTAACTCTAGTCTTACTCGTTTAGGCACACTGACATCATTAGATGTTGCTGGAACAGTAAACTTGTCAGACAGCATTACTGTACAAGACAGCGTAGTTACAATTAACAATTCTGTAACAATCAAAGACGGCTCGGGCACATTAAGATTATCCAGCAGTGGTATTACAGCAGATAAGTTTGGCATTGGCGAAGACTTTGAAGTAGATAACGCTGGCAGTATCCGTATCGGTGACAAAAATAATACAACTAGAAATGTAAACATCTATGGACAACTAAGTGTAAACATTACCAACCCACAAGAAGATGCGGCATTCAGCGTAGACGGAATGATGGTTATCAATGGTAAACGCTTTGCACACGGCGTAGGTGCTCCTACAGAAAAAGCCTGGAACAAAGGCGATATCATTTGGAATAGCAGTCCAGTAAGAACTAGTTACGTTGGATGGATCTGCGTAATGAGCGGTACTCCTGGTACTTGGGAGCCGTTCGGTTATATTGGCGGAAGATGATATCTGTATTTGGCAACGGCGAATCCAGAAAACATTTAGATTTAAATTCACTTACAGAAACTAAAGTTGGCTGTAACGCCATACATAGAGACTACTCAGTCGACCATTTAGTCTGTGTAGACAGACGTATGGTACAAGAAGCACTGGATAGCCACTTTGCTGGCACAATCTATACTAGAAAAGATTGGGCACACTTCTACAAAAACAATCCTGTAAAAATATTACCAGACTTGCCTTACCAGGGCACTACTAGACCTGACGAGCCTTTTCAATGGGGCAGTGGTCCGTATGCTGTTTTGTTAGCCGCTATGCTAGACGACCATGTAAACTTATTTGGTTTTGATCTACACAGCCCAACACAGTTTGTCAATAACATTTACAAAGATACTGCTAACTATGCAGATGCTACTAAACCCGCAGTGGATCCAAGGTATTGGATATACCAGATTGCTCGCGTGTTTGAATGTTTCCCCGATAAGTACTTTGTAGTTTTTAACAATACAGAATGGCAGATGCCCAGTAGTTGGCTTTTGGCAAATGTTAAATTCAAAACTATTGACAGTATAATGTAATACCTATATACTGTATCAATAGAGGACTAGACGCTCACCCCTCTTTAAATACTCTGCGTGTCATCAAACTTAACTTAAAAAGGGCAAGAGATGACTTGGATCATTGATAAAACATTTGAATTTTGTTATGGACATCGTGTTCATACACAAACACTAAACGGCGAATATGCGGCAGACTTGAAATGTGCTTGCAGACATTTACATGGACACGAAGGTAAAATGCAGGTTCATTTAACAGGCGACGGATTAGATAAAACTGGAATGGTCACTGACTTTAGACATTTAGAATGGCTAAAGAAATGGATCAACACTTATATTGATCATCAATTTATTATTGATAAAAACGATCCGCTGTTTACTAAGATGCTGGGAGAAAAAGTCGAGCTAATTCCAGTGTATGTTCCAGAAACCGAATACGTTGCAGGTTGGCATATTCATCCAATCTATTATGCTAATATGTCTGGTCCTGAACAAGAATACTACGAAGGATTTATGGTAGTAGACTTTGTTCCAACATCGGAACACCTAAGTAGTTGGATGGCAGAATTAGTTGATGTCAAAATGAAAAAATTAGGCGTCAAAGTTCACAGCATCGAATGGTGGGAAACTCCTAAGAGTCGTAGTGTTTTTTATAAAGATGGTACGTAAGTTTTGGAGACTATGGGCCAAGGCACTAGGAGAGAAAGCCGGTGTTACCAAACAAGAAGCGGACAGGATTGCATTGATTCGAACTGTTATTGTATTGACTTATATAATAACTAACATATTCATTGTAGCGGGTGTAATAAGGCACTGGTAATGCTAAACGTCATTAGTTTAAAACACGGTACAAAGTACGGTCCGGAATATGTAAACAAACTTTACAATATGGTCTCAAGGCACTTAACTGTGCCTTTTGATTTTTATTGCTTTACTGAAGATCCTACAAACTTAAATCCTGCAATTAAAATTAAACCCTTGCCCAAAGGACTGTTTTCTGGTTGGTGGTGGAAACCATATATCTTTAAACAAGGACATTTTCCAGACGGTGATGTAAATTTGTTCTTTGATTTGGATATGGTTATTGTAGGTAATATAGACAAATTGGTTTCGTACCTGCCTGGAAATTTTGTTGGTTTGGAAGATGTAGGCAGAGTGTTTAGACGTGTGCCACCAAAATTAGGTAGTGCTGTACTGCGTTGGCCCAGTAACCATTTCAGCAATATTTGGGACGATTTGGAAAACAATCCAGCGTTAACCAAAAAGTTCCCAGGTGATCAAGATTGGATTTGGCAGTCACACAAAAGTATTATAAAATTTTTCCCTGAAACTTGGATACAGAGCTACAAGTGGGAAATAAGACAGCGGGAAGAGTTGATTAGGGTTCAGGGTAAAAACGTGTTTAAGACGGTGCGTAGCCCGTCTATGAACCCGGATTGTAGCGTAATTGCGTTCCACGGAACACCAAATCCCGAAGATGTCCAGGACCAAATCATTGTTGACAACTGGCAGTAACGATGCTATAATATATTATCGTAACTTTATCGAGAGTTTTGTGAACAAACGTATTGGCTTTGCCTGTAAATGGATCGACCGTCCAGATCAAGTAGACGGTATTAAACCCAAAGATGAATGTAAGAAATACAATACAGGAGCAACAACTGTGGCTTGGCTTAACCGTCAAACCAAAGATGTGGCTGTTGAAAAATTGTGGTCTTTGCTTGAACAAAATATCAACTCAACTAAATTATTAGTAGAAAGGGTAGGGCAATTAGATGATGACTTACGTATGGTACGCCTTAGCAGTGATATTCTTCCTGTCTACACTGAGCCTACTTGGTGCTGGTTTTGGCGTGAAAATGATGTGCAGACATACGCCCAAAAACATTTTGCAGAAGTGGGAGATATTGCTCGTTCCCGCAACGTTCGTCTCAGTTTTCATCCTGGTCAATTTACTGTGTTGGCAAGCGACAATCCTGATATTGTTCAGCGTTCTATAGAGGAGTTTGAGTATCATGCGGATATGGCGAGATGGATGGGGTATGGTAAAAGATTTCAGGACTTTAAGATCAACGTCCACATCGCCGGTAGAGCCGGTCCAGCCGGTATTAAAAGTGCCCTCCCGAGACTTTCCCCCGAAGCAAGAAACTGCATCACCATCGAAAATGACGAAATCACCTGGGGAATCGACTCAAGCCTCGAACTTGCCAAAGATCTCGCTTTGGTGCTAGACATACACCATCATTGGATTAATACTGGAGAATATATTGAAGCAACTGACGACCGTGTTAAAAGGATTATCGATAGTTGGCGTGGTGTGCGCCCTGTCATACATTATAGTGTTTCACGGGAAGAGCATCTTAATGGCCATGCCACAGACTCCGCTCCCTCCCTACTTTCACTAATGGAAAGTGGACACAAAAAAGCAAAACTCAGAGCACATTCGAACTTCTACTGGAACACAGCAGTGAACGAATGGGCACTGAGTTTTTGGGATCAGTTTGATATTATGTGCGAAAGCAAGGCTAAAAATCTAGCCTCGTTTGCACTACACAAACAAGCGATTACTTCTTAGGGGCTTTCTTAGCAGGAGCCTTTTTTGCGGCTGCTGGTTTACGGCCAGCGGCCTTTTTCTTAGGTGCTTCTGCTTTAGGTGCCTCAGCAACTGGAGCAGGTGCTTCTACTTTAGTTTCTTCCACTTTAGGTGCTTCAACCTTGTATGGTGCTTCTGCTACGGTTTCTTGAGACTTACCGCCAAATAGTTTTTTTAATAATGACAACATTCTAGTGTCCTCCATGAGCAAATATTTATAGTTTACTAATATCATCCAGGCTCGAAACAGTCTTATCCCATATGATTTTGCGTTCTGCACCTTTTTTCTGTGCAAATCTCTTAGGATCGCAACTAGGGCAACAGTGAAAGAAATTATTGTTTAACCTATTAGGATCCATTGATCCTTTAGTCCTAGTAAATGTTTCACCGCAGTTATCACAGCGCAGGACTACAATAGTTTTTTTACGTTCATAAGTATGCTCACGACCAAGTTTACTAGTTCGTGTATGCTGACTTTTTTCTGTATCTATACGTATGAACATCAGTTATTTACATTAAGGTTATAAAATTATCTGCTAAATATTGGATACAAAGTCTTTTTTGGAGTATTCAATGGCACGTAAAATAGTCGACATCGGCGTATCAGGTAATGACGGAACTGGTGATAGTATCCGTGAAGCGTTTAGAAAAACGAATGAAAACTTCCAAGAGTTATATGCTGTTTTCGGTCAAGGCGGATTTTTAAAGTTCACTGACCTTAGCGATACTCCTGATACATTAGTAGGACAAGGTAATAAGATTCCAGTAGTTAATTCTATTGGTACTAGTTTAGTATTCAAAGACTTTTTCAGTCCTAACGGTACTATCCAGTTTGATTATTCCGAGCAAGAAACCTTTGATATTGTTAGTGTATCAAGAAGTAGCAACGTTGCCACTATTACACTTTCAGCAAACCACAATTTAGATCCTGGACAACGAGTTACAATCGCGTCCACAGACAATACTTCATTTAACACTACTTCTGCCCTATTGTTAACTGGCACAGTAGACAATGTTCTAGTATATACAAACGCAGGAACAAACTTATCAACTAGTGCGGCAACTGGTACTATTACCAGTTACGGTTCCGTTAAAATTGATACATTAAGTTCTAAATTACAGGACGACCCATTACCAAAATTACAATATGCGCTGGATGCACGTAATCAATTAATCGGCGGCTTACGCAGTCCTATTAATCAAACAGATTTCCAAACTGCTGTTAATAGTTTCAACACACAGCACGAAACTCTTTATAGCATAGATTCCTTTGCTATTAACAAAGGTTATGCCGACTCCAAATATGTAAACATTACAGGCGACACAATGACTGGTCACTTAAATGTGCCAGCAAACGCCACAGGTAACCAAGCACCACGTGCCGCAGAAGTTGTATTAAAAACTGGCGGCGATATGACTGGTGTGCTAAACTTAGCAGATCATCCAGGCGGACTTGCAGGTGCTGGTACGCCTAACGGAGAAGATGACTTACAAGCCGCTACAAAATATTATGTAGATAATTCAAGTTATTCAAGCAGATTTAACTTGTACGTTACCACAGGCGGTGACGACACACAGGCACGTACACCGCGTGGAAAAGAAGGACGCGATCGTTCTTATGCTTATGCAAGTATTAACAAAGCCTGTCAAAAAGCAGAACAATTAGTAAATGATGCACCATGGGAAACTGGTCCTTATCGTCAGTTAATTGCCTACGGTGGCGGTGAAGCGTTCTCTGAAGTTACAAGAATTGAATCTGGTGCATCTGGTACTACTCGTGTTTACTTTACTAACAACGGTGGTTCTCGTGTTGACCAAGGTCAATTACCAAAACCAGATATTGTCTCCGGTAAGATTGTTGTTGGACGTACCAGCGGCGCACAGGGTTTCATTTATCAATACTATGGCTCCGATGGTAGTTCAAGTATCGGCGAAGACTATTTTGACTTGCAGGATGTTATTGGTGATTTTGTGCCTGGCGAAAACCTAGAGTTTGACCAAGCAGTTAAAAATATCCAAATTAGTATTGTTGTTGAATCTGGTATCTATTTTGAAGACTATCCAATTCGTGTCCCGCCAAACGTTGCTATCGTTGGTGACGAATTGCGTAGATGTATTGTTCGTCCAGCGGACCGCCCAAGTCGCAGTCCATGGGTTGACGTTTGGTTCCGTAGAGATAAAACATTTGACGGATTAACTTTAACCAGCACAGAATACGGTTATCACTATCTAACAGACCCGTCTGATATTTTAAGTGAACCAAAGAACAACAGAGACCTTGACGTATTCTTATGTAACGATGCTGTTATTATTCGTCAGATTACCTGTCAAGGCCACGGCGGCTTTATGATGGTACTTGACCCAGAAGGTCAAATTTTAACCAAGTCTGCATATATTCAACAGTCCGGTTCTTTTGCAGGATCACTAAACAAACAACGTTTTGCTGGTGGACAGTATGTTGACGGCTTTGCTGGTAACGTTCCTCTTAAGATTCAAGAAAAAATCAGCGACACAGAATTCCTAGTAACAGGCAGTGAACGTGCTCCAACAACTCCTTGCTCATTTGTTATTGACGGAAGAACTTTTAAAGTTGAAGCATACACTGATGACGGCAACGGCTATGGAAATGCTAGAAAATTAATTCGTCGAAACATCGACTTTATCAAAGCAGAAGTTATTGGTTATATTAATACAGAACTAAGTCCACCATTTACATTCAACGAAACCAAATGTGCTCGTGACGTTGGATTGATTGTTGATGCACTAGGTTACGATCTAGCACTAGGTACAAACTTTAATGCTGTACGTGCTGGACAATCATACTATCGCGGCACACAATACAGTATTCTTCCAGACCAAAAAGATGAATACTTAGATGCGTTAATCTATACAAGAACATTAATTTCTGATGTATTAGCCGGTAACTCTGTTGCACGTCTAAGAGCAGAAGCAAGTTTTGATGAGATAACAGATATCATTGCTAACGGTATTATTTCATCAGATACAATTACATGGTCAGATCCGTCAGGTGCTCCTACTTCAAGAGTAAATGCAAAAAATCTTATTTTAGATAACATTGAATTTATTAAAGAAGAAATTATTGCCTGGATTGCTGAAGAATATCCAGACTTTGTCTACGACGAAGACAAGTGTCGTCGAGATGCGGCATACATTTTAAATTCTATTGTTTACGACTTACTATATGAAGGTAACTCGGCAACTGTAGAAGCCGGATATCAATATTACGATGGTAACGGAAGTTTGCAAATTCCTGGACAAACATTGCAAACCACAGAAGCATTGGCCTATGCCAGTGGTGTTGCACAGTTAGTTGTTACTAATACTCCTGTTCCGTTCCCTAAACAAAGTGCTGTAACACAGGTATTTGATTTAGTTAATCCAGGTAGCGCAACTGAATCTGCTAGAGTAGGTGTGTTAATGGGCTACATTAATACTATTATTTTAAGCGGACGTGAAGCGGCTCCTACTATTGAATATCCAACTTTCTATAGTGTGTCTGGTTCGTTAACAGACAGCAGAACATTATTGTTAAACAACAAAGAAAGTATCAAGTCTGACACATTAGTTTATCTACAACAAAGATATAGTTACAACCAAGATACTTGTGCTCGTGACACTGGATACATCTGCGATGCTATTGCACACGACATTTATTATAGCGGTAATTTAAAAACAGTTCAGGCAGCTCTAGCATACTTCAATGCTAGTGCTAGTTCTAAGATTGTTATTGACCAGCAGTTGGCCAACACACTTGCGGCTATTAACTACATTGAAACATTGATATTAAATGTTATTAATAACGAAGATCCAACAGTACGATATCAACAATCTGTTCTACAGTATATCGATACCGATATTACCGATGGCGGCTTAGCAGAAGCAACTATTCAAGATTTGTTTGACGAGTTCATTGGCATTTTAGAAAATCCGCCAAGTGCTCGTGGTGCTCGTGCATTGTTAGTCGATAATAAAGATTTTATCAAAGCAGAAGTTATTAACTACATTAACAACAAATATGTAGGATTTACCTATGATTCTGCTACATGTCAACGTGACGTGGGTTATGTAATTGATGCTATTGGTTACGACTTAATGTTTGGCGGCAACTTCCAGACAATTACAGCGGCAAGATCTTATTACAGAGCTTCAGCCGCTGTGGCTGTTGGCGTACAAAAAGCCGCAACTATTGACGCATTTACTTTCTTAAGAGATGAAATATTATCTGTTGTTAGTGCAAGTGCTACCGCAGTTACTAGTGTAACTACCAACATGAATATGTTCTTAGATGTTATTACTAACGGACTAACTCAAGAACCTGCAATCGTAACTCCTGATCCAACAGGCTACGATGTAAATTATAATCGTGCTAGAACACTGATTGAATCTAACAGAGAATTTATTAAAGCAGAAGTAATTCAATATATTTCTAACAACTATGTTGGATTAAGTTATGACCCTGCTGTATGCTTACGTGATACAGAATACATTTTAGATGCACTATATCACGACCTAACCTACGGTGGTAACATTCAAACATTGATTGCTGGTAAGGCTTATTATTCTTACACAACTCTACAAGTTGCGGCTCCTGAGAAACCAGCAACATTGGCCGCATATGGTTATCTACAAAGTCTAGTTGAAGACATTGCATTAGACTTACCTATTACTGCATTACAAGGTGGTGTTGCGCAGGTTCGCGGTACTCCAGGTAACAGTTCTGCCAGTGCTACTGCTGGACAGCGTATTGGAGAAATTTTAACAATTATCGACCTTGGGCTCGGTTCTGTTCCTTCAACAATTACTCCAAGTACTGCTTGGGTAAGTGCTGGCTTAACTGGTGCAAATTCTGCACTACAAAGTGCTAAGTCAACTTTACAAACTGCTGTAACAAATTATATCGATGCTAATTATACAAACACATTAGTTTACAATGAAGAAATTTGTTCACGAGACGTTGGCTTTATTGTTGCCGCAGTTTCAGCAGACTTGTTATATGGCGGAACATACTTAACAATTCGTGCCGCACAGCGTTACTATGTAGGTACTGCTAGTAGCCGTGTTGTATTAGAAAATCAATTATCACAAACATTAGATTCATTTGCCTATGCCAAGGAAGTTGCACAGGCTGTATTGAATCAAGTTCCACCAACATTAAATTATCAAGTTATTAACGATGTTGCTGTAGAGAATAGAGTATCACAGGTATTCAGTTCTGACTACGACGGCTCTGCATTTGTTACACGAGCAGGACAGTTGTTTGATTTATTAAACGAAGTTATTACAGACCCGGAAGTAGATGTTTCAACAGTATTAACTGGTGCCAAACCTATCGTTTACCCAACATACAGATTAGTTCTTTCTACAACTACTCCTGTAACTAACGACTTAGAATATACTATTTCTACCTTCACTAGCAAGGCAGACTCGGGCGTCGGGGATGGATCTTACGATGTAGTATTCAGCATTGTTACGCCCGTTGGAACTACTGCTCCTAGAACTAAAACACGTTATAGAGTGTTTGGCAACAGCAACTCTAACTATAACAATGATGCTGTAGAGTGTGTAGCATCTACACTAACTTCGATGACACTACGTTATCCAAGTGACCCGGGTGCATTTGGCACTGGCACTACTACCATAGAGTATGTAAAAGACTTTATGCTACTAAGTGCTGGTAACACCAGTATGTGTTCAAATGACTTTACACAGATTAACGACTTAGGTTATGGACTGGTTGCTACAAACATTGGTTTGATTGAAACAGTTTCTGTGTTCAGTTACTATTGCTGGACTGCTTATTATGCCAACAACGGTGGACAGATTCGTTCATTGAACGGTTCTAACGCACACGGCGAGTATGGTATTATTTCTGAAGGTAGTGATCCATTAGAAGTTCCAGATAAGTGTAACTTGTCAGACAACATGATGCAGGTTGCTCGTGTTTACAAACAAGGAATTTATAGCACAGACAACGATGTTGGTGATTTACAGGTATTTTTCTACCAACATGATTACTCACCATACAACGTATCTGAAGTTGAAATTAACCACGGCGCTGGCGTTGTTACAGAACTAGACGCAACTAGTTTAATCGGTGGTAGTGGTTATACCAACGGCACATATATTAATGTTCCGTTAACAGGCGGAACTGGTAGTGGTATCACTGCTAACATTGTTGTGTCAGGAGGTGTAGTAACTACTGTAGGTTTAGTTGCCGCAGGTATTAGATACAGCGAAGGTGATATTTTAAGTTGCAGTAATACAAACGTAGGCGGAACAGGTTCGGGCTTCTTTATCACTGTTAAAACTATTATTGGTAACGGTATTGCTCGTTACGAAGTTGCAGGTGTAACTGATGTTTCAAGTACCTTGGCACAGTCTGTTTCTGGAACACCACTTAAGACTGGGCCAACAGGCGGAAAATATTACGTAACATATTCGTTCACTGCTGAACCATATACACCAAGAATTGGTGTACCTTACACAGTTAGTGGATCAACAACTTCTGGGTTTAACGGTGTATATACTGCTACCGCTAGTACAACATCTAGTGTTACACTAGAGTACAGTACCAATCCTGGAACATGGGCAGGCGGTTTGGCTAGCCTATGGGGCCTAGGCAACGTTCTACGTCTAAACATCAACACTGGCGGTAATAATGATACTGCTACAAACGGCTTGGCCGTAGCATTGTCACATGACCAACCAATTATTATTCGCAGTAACCAAAACTTTAAGTTCTACGAAGTCGATGACACTAACCCGGTTCGTCCAAGTACTGCATTGACATTCGTCGGTGATCCCGATGCAGGTGCTATTGTTTATCGTGTGTTAGCATACGGTAACAAAGGTCCATTAAATGAAGACCTTGCGGTAGACGAAAGTATTCTAGGCTTCGATACAACTTACGATTATGTAAAATTACTAGTCAATGCAGAAAATGTATCTAACGCTGATCCAGATAATGTTGGACAGACTATGGGGTCGACTGCTGGTGATACTAAGATTGCCATCGACCGTGTAAACGAAACTGACATTGAAAGCAGACTTAATACCGGAGATATGATTACTGCCTGGGATGGCAAGATTCATAAAATTTTAAGTTACACTGACATGGGGTTATTAGCCGGTTACGCTTATGTTGAAATAGAAGATGTCGCTGATAAGTGTCTAGCAGGAACATCTGCTAGCGGTATTAATACACCAGTTGATCCAGACTTTAACTTGGATATTTCTGAACCTCCAACATTACGTGCAGGTTTATCTAGCACAGAGCCAGCAGAAGTTATTGTACGTATTAGTACTTGCCGTGTTACAGGACATGACTTCTTAGACATTGGTACTGGAGGCTATAACGATACTAACTTCCCAAGCAAGATTTACGGTGCTCCAAAAGAACCTAACCAAGCACGTGAAGTTACAGAACGTACAAGAGGACGTTGTTTCTATGTAACCACAGACCAAGACGGTATTTTCCGTGTAGGTCGATTCTTTACAGTTGACCAAGGTACTGGTCGTGTAACGTTTGCGGCATCTATTGCGTTGTCAAACTTAGACGGTCTAGGATTTAAGCGTGGTGTTACAGTTAGTGAATTCTCAAACGATGATAGATTTACTGACGGTGCTAACGATGCGCTACCAACTGAAGCGGCAACACAAGGTTACATTGACAGACGTCTTGGAATGGATCGTACAAATAACGTTCTAGATCCAACTGCACTAATTGGTCCAGGCTACATGGATCGTGCTGGTTTGTTAACATTTACTGGTCCAGATCCAATGGACATGGGCGGATTTGTTATTGCTAACTTAGGTAGTCCTACTGCTGATACAGATGCGGCTAACAAGTTATATGTTAGAAATCAAGAACTAAGCGATGACAGAGTTGATACTTCAACAAGTCCAGCAAGAAGTTTAAATGATTTATTAGTTTATAACGGAGTTAAATGGATCAACGCTGAAACAGTTAGCACAGGCGATATTCAAACTTCATTGACTCCTGGAACTAAAAATCTTGCTTTAAACATCAAGTCTAATGTAATTATTAACGCAGACGTTAATTCTAGTGCGGCTATTGCACAAAGTAAGTTAGACATGAATAAAGCAACTACTCGTGCAAATGCTACAAGTATTGCACAGGCAGATTTGGGTCTAGCAAGTTTCAAGAGTACAGAATTTACTGCAACTAACGGTTGGATTGAGTTGCAAACATCCAGTTCAACAACTACAGGTGTATTACAAACTAAATTACAGTATATTGCCAACGACACTTATTTAGGTAATAATACAGGCAGTGCTACATATCCTCGTCAAGTAACATCTGGACAGATTGTTACCAACGGCGATGGTATTAAGAATGCGTCATTTGCTCCAGGATCAGTAGGTAGCAATGGTCGTGCAATGATTTTAACTGCTATTGGTCCAAACGCTTACAGTACAACAAACATTAGTACAAGTGCTCAGGCTAGTTCATTGATACAATCTGATGGTAGCGGCCGTGTTGCTGTAGCACAGTTAGACTTAACTTCAAGTAGTTATAAGACCTTAAGCGTCAGCGGAACTACACTGACTATGACTACACCCGGTGCTGTAGACTTCTTAACAGCAGTTGGAACTACTTCAGCAGGCACAACTATTACCACAGTTGGTACTTTAAGTGCAAACGCAATAACATCAGCAAGCACTACAACATTTAGTCCTGCTAATGCTAACGTAACACTAAGTCCAAGTGGTACCGGTACTGTAACTATTGCTCCGGCCAGTGTCGGATCAATAAACAACGTAAACATTGGTGCAACTACTCGAGGTAATGGTTATTTTAAATTGTTGTCTGCTAACGATACAGTAACCTTAACTGCTAACCAAGCAGTAACAGGTGCTGCCAACGGTACTGGTACATTACAGGTTACAGGCGGTGCAGGTATCAGTGGCGACCTACGTGTTGGTGGAACTATCTACGGTGCTGTTACTGGTACATTGGCTGGTACACTGGGTCTAAGCACATACCTAAGTTTCACTGCTGGTTCAAGTTACGATGGTAGTACAACACGTACAATCCAAACTAACGCAACAAGTGCGGCCACAGGAAGCACATTAGTTGCACGTGACGTTAACGGTGACTTCAACGGACGTTATATTAACAGCAGTTACTTTAACAGTAGCGACGATGTAAGTGGTGGCACCATTACATACATAATGGCTAAGTTTGGCGATAACTACTATCGCTCTGCTACAGCCGCAAAAGTTGCTTCGTTCATTAGCGGACAGTCAATGAACATTGCAGGTAATGCAAGTACAGTTACAATTAACTATAACAACGATAGTAACAGCACATATCAAATGTTATGGGGTAGCGGTAATAGTGTATATGGCACAGGCGGCATTTATTGTAATCCATTTACCGACACACTATACGCAACATTATTCAATGGTACTGCTACAAGTGCTCGTTACGCTGACTTGGCTGAAAAATACTTGTCAGATGCAGAATATGAAACTGGTACTGTTGTAGTATTTGGTGGTGATGAAGAAATTACAGTCACTGACAAACATAACGATACTAGAGTTGCTGGTGTTATTTCTGAAAAACCAGCGCATTTGATGAACTCTGATTTAGCAGGAAAACATCCACTAGCAGTAGGCCTAACAGGACGCTTGCCATGTAAAGTACTTGGTAAGGTTAAGAAAGGTGATATTCTAGTTACTGCGGCTAAGAAAGGTTACGCAATAGTTAATAATACTCCATCTGTAGGAACTATTATTGGTAAGAGTTTAGAGAACAAAGACGATTTAGGCGAAGGCCTAGTTGAGATTGTTGTTGGTAGATTCTAAGGAAAATAACATGGCATTATATGATGATTTACAAGAGATTAACCTAGGAAATGTCGTCAACGACGGTACTGGGGACGACCTGCGTACAGCCTTTGAAAAAGTTAAAACTAACTTTGAATATCTGTACAACAACGGTTATGCTCCAGTTAGTGCTGAAAATATAGGCACTTCAGGACTAGGTGTTTTTAAACAAAAGAACGCAGACAGCAATCTAGAACTTAGAAAACTAGATGCGCTAGGACCACTAAGATTACAATTAGTAGGAGATGTGTTGCAGTTAGATTTACATCCAACGGCTACAGTTGACTTTAATGGGCAGGCTATTAATAACATTAGTACTGTTACAGCCACTACATTTTCTGGCACTTTAACTGGAAATGTTGTAGGTTTAATTAGAAACGGCGGAACTGCAACTCAAAACCCGTTTGTTGATGTAACACTTTTAGATAGACAGGTAAATACATTTGACTATGGACCCATTGCACCTACGTACTACGATCCAATTACTTATTTGTTAAATGAAATTGGAACGGACATGGGCACGTTTACCGACCCGAGCCCTATAAGTATAGACGCTGGACCCATAGCATAAGGAGAGAATAGAATGGCATTACAAATCCGTAGAGGAACAACCGCTGAGAGAACCGCAAGAAAATTCCTCGAAGGCGAACTAATTTATGATACAACACTTCAGCAAGTGTATGTAGGCGACAGTACCAACGGCATCGACGGAACAGCCGGTGGCAAATCAGTAACTGCGTTTTCAGACGAAAACGCAAGAGATGCAGTTGCGGCAGTATTTGCAACAGGTACACACACAAATATAAACTTTTCATATGTTGACGATGGCAACAATATTGGTAGTTTTAGTGCCGCTGTTAACTTAACATCTACTCCTTATGTTGGTAACGTGAATGTTACTGGTCTAGTTAATGCTAATGGTTTTAATGGGTGGCTTGAAGGTAATGTATTTGCAAGCGACTCAACTCTCCTTGTTGATTCGGGTAACGGAAGAATTCCAGCAGAAGTTGTTAAAGGTACGTTTACAGGCAATGTAACTGGTAATGTATCAGGCAATGTAACTGGTAATGTATCAGGCAATTTAACAGGAACAGTATTAACTGCCGCACAGACAAACATTACCAGCGTTGGTACGCTGACTAGTCTTGCTGTTAGCGGCGCTATTACTGGTTCTAGTTTTACTGGTGGTGTTGTTACAAGTTCCATTACTACTACTTCTGGGGATTTAACTGTAACTCCTAACACTAATTTTTCAAACGGTATCGATGTAACAGGTGCTTCTACATTTGGAAATGTAACAGTTACTGGCGTCGGTACGTTTAATGCAACTGCTGGTAGCCCTACATTATTAAAGGTTACTGATACTTCAACTTCAGGCGCTCGTCCTATAGCATTAGAAATTAATGGTCGCGCATTAGATTTGCTAGGATCTGGCTCTGCTATGGAGTTTAAAGTAAACAACGGTACAACAACTGAGCAGTTAGTTAAGTTAGAAGCATATACACAGTCCAACTTAATTCCTGCACTAAGTCCTGGTTTAAACTTTAAAGTTTACAATACTGGAACCAGCTCATATGACCTAATTCCCCTAAGTTTTGACGGAGACGGTGTACTAGTAAGCGGAAATTTTGTACTTAACGATTCTTTAATATTAAGTACAGCCACTGCACCTACTTCATCTAAGGGCGCATCTGGAGATGCTGCCGGAACTGTTATTATTACAAATTCGTACATTTATCGCTGTATTGCAGATTATACAACCGGCGCAGCCGATATTTGGGTCAGAGTAGCATTTACTGGCGGTACTTGGTAATAAATTTAATTTCCCGGTACCGATAAATACAGTATCGGGGATTAAACAATGCTTAATATATGGAATCAACCGTCTGGATACAGTTTTAATACTTACAACGAACGACAGACCCAGACTATACCTCTGCCTATAATTCCAAGCGCAGACTTAACCGGAGTAACATTTTCAGTTATCGCAGGCAATTTGCCCAGCGGGCTACGAGTCGCCTACGATACAAATTTAAGCACTTGGGTTATCAAGGGCTCTCCTTTAGAAGTTTCTACTAACACAACATCTACATTTGTAATCCGTGCATCTAACGGTACAGAAATTTCCGACAGAACATTTACAATGACCATTGCAGGTCCAGACGCACCTGTATGGATCACTCCTGGTCCAAATCCAGACATTCAAATCTACGATTTTGATCCAGAAGCAACTTATATCCCAGATACTGTTATTAGACATACTGTGTCTAACGAAAGTACACTATACAGAACTACAACTACTGTTTCAGGAGTGACTCCTCCAAACAGTACATATTATCAAGTTTTCACAGAAGATACCGGATTACTACCAGTCGGTCCAGTCACAACTAGGGTGTCGGCAGTTGTTAGCGCCAAACGTCAAAGTAACCTTGTTACTATAACTACTGCATCCGCTCACAACTTTGTATTTGGAAATATTGTAACTATTGCTACCAACGTTGCGGCATTCAACGCTGCCAATGTAGAAGTGCTACAACCATTGCCTTTAGACGGAGAACAGTACGAAGAATATCTAACAAGAATTTCTACTACAATTACCTTTAATAAACTTGGTGGCGACCTAGGTTCACAAACTGTTTCTGGTACTGTTACATTAATTAAAGATCCGTTAACATTTGTGTTAGATAATACACCTGTAGATTTTCAATTAGAAGCAACAGATACAGATTTGTCATCAACAGATACTTTGGAATATTTTATCGGTGACGGCGATGGAGAACTTCCCCCAGGTCTGTCTATGAGTAGCACAGGAAGAATTACTGGTATTATCGATCCTATCCTTGCCCTAGACGTAACAGCACGTACAGGATTCTATGATACAAACTTGTATGATGCCTATGCCTATGACTTTGGTAAGCGTCCTAACATAGGAGAAGAAGATTATTTAAATGTTGTTACTCCTAGAAAACTAAATCGAAATTACGAATTTATTGTTACAGTCAGCGATGGTGAATCTGTTGCTAGAAGAAGATTTAGAATTTATGTAGTAGGCGATGACTTCTTAAGAACCGACAATACACTTTTACAAGTTGGTAACGGTGCTTACACGGCAGACTCTACATACTTAAGAGCACCAATATGGTTAAGTGCCGCCAACCTTGGCCTAAGAAGAGCCAACAATTATGTAACTATTTTATTGGATGTTTTCGATCCTAATCCAGAAGTTGGTCCTGTAAGATATGAATTAGCCGCACTCAATGACGATTTGACTCCAAGCGTATTGCCTGACGGCTTATATATTGATTCCGATACTGCTGAAGTATTTGGATTTGCACCGTATCAGCCAGCAATTACTAAAGAGTTTAAATTTACAGTTAATGCCATTAAGTACGACAAAGAAAATTTAACAGAAGTTGAAGTCGCTATTGTAGTAGCAGACGATGCACCTATTGGTCAAACTTTCTTAAAGATACTGCCTTTACCAGAAGAAGATGTTGGCTTACTAATAGGAGACGTTATCCGTATTGGTCCTAGTATCTATACTATGACTGAATATATTAGTAATACTGTGCTAGGCGGAACAATGGCTACACTTAAACTATCCGATGCATTATTAACTAATGTAACAGACGGATTAATTATTAGAAAAACATATAACCAATCAGTTAGTGAGTTTTCAACACAGATTGCTCCGAAGACATTTACTATTGCTATCTTAGGCGAAGTAGATTCTGTAATTCAATTTACAACAGATAGAATACTAGGATCAATTAAACCAAGTTTCCCAAGTAACTTTTATGTGGAAGCAACTACAACCGTGCCTAATGCTAAATTAAGATACACATTAGTAGACGGAAGATTGCCTGAAGGACTTACATTAAAATCATCTGGTATTATTGAAGGAAAAATTAATCAGTTCCGTGCTAACAGCATTTCAGGATTTACATTATTCGACGGTGGCGATACCACATTCGACGGTGACTTATTAACCGTAGATCGTTCTTATAGATTTGTTGTTAATGCACAGGATCAATTTAGATATAGTTCAGTAAGTAAAGAATTTATAATTACAATCAGCGAAGGTACACTAACTCTGTATAGTAATATCTATACCAAACCTTTGCCTAAACAATCAAAGAGAGAATTGTTTTATAACTTTATCAATGACACAACTGTGTTTACTCCAGAAAAAATTTATCGCTTAGGCGATCCTAATTACGGATTACAGACAGAATTAAAAATGTTAATCTATGCTGGAATTGAGAGTAAAGCAATGCCAGAATATATTGCTGCCATATCAAAGAACATTCGACGTAAACGTTACAGAATTGGTAATCTTAAAAAGGCCATTGCTAAAGTACAGGGCACTAACGACATTGTCTATGAAGTGATTTATCTTGAAATATTAGATGATTATGAAATTGCTAATAAATCTGCGGCCAGCAGAATTAAGTTGGACAGAGGTGTAAACAGCCCAACAAAAATTAATCAAGCAAGACGTAATCCAGTGGACGGTTCCCTAGGAACTGTTGACGGTAACGGAACTGTTACCTACGGAAGTACATACATTAATGGCAAACTAAATGAACAAGCATTTGACAGATTTAGTCCTATGTCGACACCTGTGACTATCGATACAGCAAATGTTATGGTCAGTGGCAATGATACAGAATATGTTTACCCTAGCAGTATTAAAAATGTTAGAGCAAATATCTCAGAAGTAGGATTAACTGAAAATGAATTCCTGCCACTTTGGATGACTACTCCACAGGATGCTAGAACTGCGGCTACAGGATTTGTTAAAGCAGTACCTCTATGCTACTGTAAACCTGGCGAGGGACAGTATATTTTAGACAACATTATTAACAGAAACTTTGATTTTAATCAGTTAGATTTTGAAATTGACAGATTTATCATAGATTCTGACATCAACGATGTGCAGGAAAAATACCTAAAATTCTCCGATGCACGTTATAACATATGATAAATATCAAATAAAGGATACCCAGTAAAATGACATACCGCGAGACCCAAATAGATGAAGCGTTCCCAGTAGCGGGCGTAGACAACGAAAGCCAAGGCTTCCGTGATAACTTCTCAGCAATTAAAGATACGCTAATTCAGGCCAAGTCTGACATTCAAGATTTACAAGCATCTAGACTAGACATTTCTAGTCCAGAAACAGATCTTAGCGGAAACACCATTGCTAATGCAAACCTAAAAGGTGCCAGTTTCGAATTTAATGCAGGTGGCAACATTGTTGCTAGTCAAAACGTAAGTTTTACCAGCGGAGCATATCATGTGTACACATTGGCTGCAACAGATCCTGACGCAGGAAGTCCTTTAGAACTTACATTCTCTGACTTACCAGCAAGCGGAACATTGGCTGTTATTAGAGTTCATTTATATGGAAATGGTACAGAACAATTCTTTTCCTTTAACACAGAATCCATTGGTGACTTCTATGTAGAATCAGGATGGCCCGGTACACAAAGCGTTACTAGTTCGACAAGTCCAAAGATTTTTGAATTCTGGACTTACGATGGTGGCGTAAACGTATTTGGAAGATACTTAGGTAACTTTACAGCACTATAATGCACCCACTAGCAGAAGATTTTTCCAAACTAAAGGATGTGGAACTTGAAACTAAGATCCAAGATCTTAGTAGAAGATATTTCATGGCCGCTAGTAACTCTGGAGTTCAACAGCAGATTATTATGTTGTTGGACATGTATAAAGCAGAACTAAACATTCGCAGACAAAAACTCTGGGAAGAACAATACCAAAAACGAGACACAGATCTTGACAGCCTCATTAATGTAAGTTAAAATACTTGCATGAGGATTGATAATTTAGGTATTCCAGTATATTCAGCCAAAGACATCTTTGATTTAATTTACCAAGGTAAATTGGATGTCTTGCCTAATATTTTGGCAGAGCCTGACGATACAGACGTTAAGCAGTTTAATCTACATACTGAATCTGTAAAAATACGAGAATATCAAGAACCACAACTTTCTAAAACAGAGTTTGATTCCTTAATGCAGAGTAATTGGAATATGCCTGAGGAATACAAACAAATGGACATTGAAGGGTTCCTTGTTAACGAATGTCCTAAAGAAAACTACCAAAGACTAATAGAAGAATTACAAGAGTATAGAGAAAGAAATATGCTGGATCTACTACGCTGGCTAAAATACTTTGTAGATACTTGTCGTAAGGAAGGTATAGTTTGGGGTGTAGGAAGAGGAAGTAGCGTAGCCAGTTATGTACTATACTTAATTGGTGTACATAAAATTGACAGTTTGAAATATAATTTAGACTGGCGCGAATTCCTGAGATAAGTACATATATTAAGGAGGACATTAAAATGCCCATGAAACCAGCACCAAAGAAAGTTTATCGTACAGCCAACGGTAGAACTGTAGATATGGATCTATTGCGTCAACGCAACGAATTAACTCCAGCAGTAGGTAATGCTCGTGTTAATGCCCGCGGAGACGAACTAGGACCTGGTGGTCAAATTCTTCGCAAACGTGAAGATATTCTAAAAGACTTTTACGAACAATCCGAATTACCACAAGAAAAGGAATAATAAATGGCGGTAGTTAAAGGAACCATTAGACCGTTACATGACAAAGTCATTGTAACAGATATGGATTTCGGTGATACTAAAACGCAAAGCGGTATCATCATTCAAAGCGATGACGGCAAGGATCGCGGCATCCATCCAAGATGGGCTAAGGTATTTGCTGTTGGTCCAGAACACGATGAAGAATACGGAGTCGGTGATTGGATATTAGTTGAACACGGACGATGGACTAGAGGTATCAAGTACGAAAATGAAAGCGGTGAAGAAATTACTATTCGTATGATTGATAACGAAGCAGTTATGATGTGGGACGACGAAGAACCTAAAGACATGATTATTGGACACCTATGACAAACCCATTTCGAGATCAAGAAAAATTCATGGTTGCTTGTGACCAAAGCGTAGATGATTACGACTTTTCACAATATGACATGTACTTAAAATTAATTGAAGAAGAATATAAAGAACTTCAACTTGCAGTTGCCGCCAATGATGATGTTGAACAATTGGATGCCTTAATTGATATTTTGGTTGTTACCATCGGTGCTATACATAGTATGGGAGCAGATGCCGAAGGTGCTTGGAAAGAAGTTATGAAAACTAACTTTGCCAAGATCGACAAAGAAACTGGCAAGGTTCGCAAGCGTGAAGACGGAAAAGTACTTAAACCGCTCGGTTGGACTCCTCCAGTATTAGAACCATTTGTTACCAAAAAATAACACCAAAGGGTCTTGACGGACCCTTTTTTATTCTGTATAATAAAAAAATGAACTGTGATATTTGTAAAAAAGAATATAGTCCAGATTGCGACTACAAACAAGGAAGGTGTCCGCACCACAAACCAATGATAGATATTCAATCTAAAGATACAAGTAAGTGGCATTTTAGAATCAGCATCGTTAAAAGCGGAATGAGATTTGCCGCAGGTTATAGATTAATCCAAGGCGATTTAATTGGAGCAGGAGTGTTTATTATTATTGCTGAAGTATTAGGAATTGCGGAGGAATTATTTTGACAGACGAACGATTAGAAGAATTATACGGAACGTATCTGTCATTCACAGATACCATGGCTGGAGAATACGGGCCATTGCCTGTAGCGGCTATTATGATTGCACAGGCACTGACCATTTATAAATCTGCGCTAAGTCCAGAAGAATATGACACTATGGTGGATAATATTAGTGAAAGCAGAGATCAAGTTAAAACTTTTCAAAAGGCATCGTTACAATGAAAGAATTATGGGTAGAAAAGTATCGTCCTAAAACTGTAGATGGTTATGTGTTTAAGGATGAAACACTAAAACAGCAAATTGAAAAATGGATTAGTCAGAAGGCTATTCCGCACTTGCTGTTTAGCGGCAATGCTGGTACAGGCAAAACTACACTGGCTAAAGTATTGTTAAATGAAATCGGTGTCGAAGACACAGACATTCTTATTGCTAACGGCAGTAAGGAAGGTCGTAAAATTGAATGGATTGATAAACTAATCGGTTTTTGTCAAACTATGCCGTTTGGCGACTATAAAGTTGTGCTGATCGACGAAGCAGATTATATGAACAAAGATTCTGTTCAACCAGCACTACGTAACTTAATGGAAGATTACAGTAACAGCGTTCGCTTTATTTTTACTTGTAACTATCCACACAGAATTATTACTCCAGTTAAAAGTCGTTGCCAAGAAATTAAAATTGAACGCACAGACATTACAGAGTTTACTGCTCGTGTAGCAACTATTCTTGTAGAAGAAAATATCGAATTTGACTTGGATACACTGGACACTTATGTCAAAGGTACATATCCAGATTTGCGTAAGTGTATTAACAACGTTCAAATGAACAGTTTGGCTGGTAAATTAATACTGCCAGATGCTGTAGAAGGTAGTGCAGATTACAGAGTTGAAATGGTTGAACTGTTTAAGAAAGGCCGTATTCAAGAAGCACGTAAACTGTTATGTAGTCAAGCCCGTCCAGAAGAAATGGAAGAAATCTACACTTGGATGTACAACAACATTACTCTGTTTGGCAAGGACGAGCATACACAAGACAATGCTGTGCTGGTAATTAAACAAGGATTAGTGGATCACGTATCTATGGCAGATCCTGAAATTAATCTAGCGGCCACGCTGATTAGATTAGCAAGACTCAATGAAGCCTAAGTTAGTAAAAGCATACATGAAAACTGCGGAAACATTCGCAGAACTCAGTCATGCTCGTCGATTACACGTAGGTGCCATTGTAGTTAAAGACGATAGAATTATTAGTATTGGCTACAATGGTATGCCAGCAGGTTGGGATAATAACTGCGAATATGAGATTTGGGAAGATAACGGCGACGATGAACCTGAAACAGTTTTAAAAACTAAACCGGAGGTACTACATGCCGAAACAAACGCCATTGCTAAATTGGCCCGTAGTAATGAGTCTGGGCTTGGTGCTAATATTTTTATTACTCATGCTCCTTGCCTCGATTGCGCCAAACTTATCTATCAGTCTGGCATTAATCGTGTTTACTATGGTGAAAACTATAGAGATGACTCGGGGGTCAAGTTTCTCAAAGCATCGGGCATCGAAGTAAAACAAGTGGAGGGGGATTAACCCCTCCTAGGTTTAATCACCGTAAATAGACAACACCTCCTTTACTGCTTCGTGTCTTTCGATATCTTTCATACCAAATTGCACGACGCTTAACAAATCTAGTTGTTTATTTGCCAATCGCTCCGTGAAATCAATTAAACCGTTATCTTCTAATCTATCGGCTTGTCTTAAATCACCGGTTACGACCATCTTAGAGCCTTCTCCCAATCTCGTTAGCAACATCTTCATTTGATTTGGCGTAGCATTTTGCATTTCATCTGCAATAATGTATGCCTTCTTGAAGGTTCGACCTCTCATATATGCTAACGGGCTAATTTCAATAACACCTTCTCGGATCATATTCTCGATATCGCGAGCGTAATAGTACTCGGCTAGCACATCAAAGATGGGTCTAGTCCAGGGAGCCATTTTTTGCTCTAGGGTACCAGGAAGGAATCCATGATCTTCGTCTACAGAAACAGCAGGGCGTGTTACCACGATTTTATCTACCAACCCTTCTTTAAAGAGTTTAATACCGACTTGACACGCTATCAGCGTCTTGCCCGTGCCAGCGGGGCCCAGAGCAAAAACTATGTTTTTTGATGGGTCTAATAGTTTAAATAGATATTCTTCCTGATTACGGTTGCGCGGAATTACGTGTACGCTCTTTTTCTTCTGTGGAAGACTTTGAGGAAGTGTGTGTTGAAATGGTTGAAACTCAATAACATTTGCTCGAGGATTATTATAGCCCTCGTTGGCAAAACGTTTTTTGGCTCTTTTTGTCGTCATTAACTGCTCTCCTTTTGAGGCGTAGGACGTCATATTGTCACACTTCTTGTAGGACAACTGAGAGGTCCTACAAAAATATTTAACATCTAGAAGAAAAATAGAACTGATACTATATCAAAATCGTCTAGATAAATACTTCATCGAGGGATGACTGAAAAATGCACGATATTTTAGATATTATAGAAAACATCAACACCATATATAACAACAATAGTAGCCTTGCAATCCTTAAGGATTTCGAGCGTGTATTTGACGAGTTGGATATGTATGTATTTGAAAACTGGCGCGATGGAGAACTTATCAAAGGACCTGTCGTTGACCGTCATTGGGTCAGTGCTAGTTTTATGTGGCCTCACAAACAAATGCCTAACCCGCAGGCCGCAAAGCGTTTGATGGAATACGGCTGTCGAGTAATTTACAAAAAAGATACATTAGTCAAGCCTAGAGAAATTAAAGAACCTGACGACATTCGTCCAGGTACAAAACTTGGTAAACTAGACGAGCATCCAATTTGGATTGTAGAAGTACAGATGCCTAAGAAGTTAATGTTAGAAATTTTCCGTGGATATCATAACCAATTAATGGACGAACTAGAGCCAGCAAATAATGAAAAGGCGCCAGAGCTTACACCTCCACCAGCAGGTGAAGCCACAGCAGGCGCACCACCAGCGGCCGCAGCCGCTCCAGCACCAGGAGGAGAAGCAAGTGCCCCACCAGCCGCTTAATGAAACAAGTTTACTAGCCAACGATCTAGTTAATCTAGTAAATCGTGTATTCGAAGTAGACAATTATAAATCTAAAATGGGCGACGACGAAGATGTCGTTGTTTTAAGTTTTACTGTGGAAAGTCGCAGTCCGGCAGAAGACTTAGTTAGTTTTGTAGAAAAAGGTTACGACTTTGTTCTAGATGCTGACATGAGTCCCGGTGAATTAGAAGATGGAAAATATCGTGTGTTTGTAGAATTACAAAGAACAAGTAAAGTTACAGAACAAATCAGCGATATGTTATATGGTATTTCTAAACTAGCAGGCATTGACAAGTTTGCTTTTAGATATCATAAGAGTTTTGATAGCCTAGAGGCTAATCAAGAAAAACTAGATGAAATTATTCCTACTAATCCTATGTTGTACAAACAACGTATGCAGGAACAGGAACTAAATAGTTACGAACAGTTCTTCAACAATAGTATGTTAGAAAGTGTTCGTATGCACGGCGACATTATTGAATTTAAAAAGGTGTACGCTGAGCCATTAAAGTTCAAATATCTAGTTTCCGGCGGTACAAGAGAAGTATTAGAAAGTGTCGAAGACAGGATTGCTGTCTCATACAACGACATGGCCGAAGTTATGTTTTTAACCAAGTACATTGGCAACTACAACATTACCAAACTGGGCAACAAGTTCATGTTTGAAAACAAAGGCCGTGCAGTTATTTTGGAGAAACTATAATGAGTTTTACGTTTGATTTTAAGAAAGAGCATTTAGCAGATATTATTCATGGCAATCCTTATGTGGATCACTGGTATCATGCGTTATGCGAAATACTTCCAGAGTATGATATTAATACTCCAGAACGTGTAGCGGCTTTCCTAGCACAATGCGCTCATGAAAGTGGTGGGTTCAAATTCTTAAAAGAAAATTTAAATTACAAAGCCGCAAGTTTACGCAAAGTATTTCCTAAGTATTTTCCAACAGATGAATTAGCACAAGCATATGAAAAGAAACCAGAGAAAATCGCTAACAGAATTTATGGCAACCGCATGGGTAACGGACCAGAAGAGTCCGGAGATGGTTTCCGCTACTGTGGCAGAGGTCTTATCCAACTTACCGGAAAAGACAATTACAGTTGGTTTGCCGCTAGCCTTGAAATCCCAGTTGAAGAAGCATCAGAATACCTAGAAACATTTGAAGGTGCTGTACAAAGTGCCTGCTGGTTCTGGGAAACAAATAACCTAAACCAATGGGCAGACAAGGGCGACATCCTTACATTAACAAAACGCATTAACGGCGGAACAATTGGTTTAGAAGACCGTATCAAGCATTACAATCACGCACTACACGTATTAGGAGCATAATATGTGGCTACTTGCGTGGGTACCAGATAGTTTTTTACTGTGGATTATTCATACAGTTCTTCTGGCAGGTATTGTAGGAACAGTTCTAAGTTTCTTTTTATTACATAGAATTGTTCGCTGGTTTCCAGCATTAGCACCATATCACTTATTAATTCAAATAGTCAGCGTGACTTTATTAGTAGGCGGTGTTTATTTCAAAGGTGGATACGACACAGAAGCAAGTTGGAGAGCTAAAGTTGCAGAACTAGAACTTCAAGTTGCTAAAATGAACGACCAGTCCACAGAACTTAATAAAAAGTTAGAAGACGAACGAAAGAAAAAACAAAAAGTTCGTGTTGAATATTACAACACCGTTAAAACTGAAATTAAAGAAGTTGAAAAACAAATTAACGCAGATTGTAAGTTAGATCCTAAAGTCAATGATCTAATTAACAAAGCCGCTAAGAATCCGGAGGCAAAATGAAAAGATTACTCCTATTGATTCCCGCAGTATTGTTAACTGGTTGTTTAACAACAATTCCACCATTTCCTGAAGTTCCTAAAGAATTGCTGGAGGCTTGCCCAGACTTAAAAACTGTAGATCCACAAAACGACAAATTAAGCACTATTGTAGATACTGTAGCAGATAACTACAAACAATACTACGACTGTAAGGCTAAAGTTGACGATTGGATCGAATGGTACAACGGGCAGAAAAAAATCAGAGATAGTGTTAAATAATAGTATATTATAAAGGAGCCGAGAAGTGGCATTACATGATTCAATTTTAAAACTAATCAATAAAGAACCTAAGGACGAAAGCGCACCAAAGCCAGCACCCGGTTCTCGCAGTGAGCGTGAAGCAAAGATTAAAGATAAAGCAGGTATGGTTATTTCTGTATTTGCATTATTCCTAGCAGTAAACAGTTGGTACGGTGGTAAATTGTCTAGTACAGTTTTAAACAATACACTAGGTGCTAACAATGCTTGGGCACAATATCAAGCGAAAAACAATCGTTTAGTTAGTTACGAAATTGCTAGTAAGACTACTAGCGATCCTAAACTACGTGCAGAGTTTAAAGCAGAAGCAGAACGCATGGACAGTGATAAGAAAGAAATTGCTGTAAATGCACGTAAGATGGAAGCAGAGCGTGAACACGCTAAAAAATCTAGTCCATGGATTGGTTATGCTAGTACAGCATATCAGTTAGCCATTGTTGTTCTATCAGCAAGTATTCTTGCAGTTAGTATGGCAATGTTTTGGAGCAGTTTTGTAGTAGCAGGTATCGGACTAGTATTAAGCCTAAACGGTTTATTCCTCTGGTTCTAAAAATTAAAAGGAGCGAATATGAGCGAGTATAAAGATATGAGTGATTCAGAAAAGAAAAAAGAAGATTGGATGAACAGTAAATGGCGTCCAATGATGGGCTGGTTATACATGGGCGTTTGTGCATTTGACTTCGTTCTATTTCCAATCCTATGGTCAATGTTACAAGCAATTATGCACGTATCACAAATTACACAATGGCAACCATTGACATTACAAGGTGCTGGATTATTCCACATCGCAATGGGTGCTGTTCTAGGTATCGCGGCAATGGGTCGCACACAAGAAAAATTAGCAGGAGCAAACAATGGCGGAGCACCAACCACAGCACCAAGCGGCTTTACAGCACCTAGCGCACCTTCAACAGGATTTGGTGCCGCACCTGGGACTTTCGGTTCTGCAACACCAAGCCCAGCACCAGCACCAAGTGGCTTTGGCGGAGGCGGGTTTGGAAGCACACCTAAGGCAACTCCAGCGCCAGCAGTAGGATTCTCAAGCAGTGGCAAACCAATGCCTGTACAACCAGAACAACCAGAACTCTAAAAGGAGAGACAAATGAAAACATTCTTAGCATTATTATTAACAGCGGCATTTGCAATGCCAACAATGGCTGCTGAAGAAGCACCAAAAACTAAAAAGGCTTGCGTAACTCAAAAGGACGCAAAAACTGGTAAGGAAAAAGAAGTTTGTAAAACAGTCAAAGTACACAAAAAGCACGAAGGTACCAAAGTAGAAGGTACTAAGCCAGATACAGCGACTAAGAAATAAATTCTTGACATCCTAAGAAAGGTATAGTATAATTACTACTATACCTTTTTTCATCATACACTATGGATTATTATTCAATACTAGGAGTTTCAAAATCTGCTAGCCAAGACGATATCAAAAAAGCATATCGTAAATTGGCTTCAAAGCACCATCCTGACAGAGGCGGCGATACTTCTAAATTTCAACAAATTGAAGAAGCATATCGCACCCTTAGTGATGACCAAAAACGAGCTCAATACGACAACCCAATGCCACAGTATAGTTTTCATACTGGCAATATGAACGACATGAATGATTTGTTTGGTGCCATGTTTGGTGCTAATCCCTTTGGTGCTGGCTTTAGACAGCAGTCCAGAAAGAACAGGAATATCAATATCCGTGTCGAAATGACTTTAGAAGAAATACTTGTCGGCAAAGAAGTTACTGGCAGTATCAGATTACCTAGTGGAAAAGAACAGGCACTACAATTAAGTATTCCTGCAGGTGTACAAAACGGTGACTCAATTCGTTTTAGAGGATTAGGAGACGACAGCATTCCTAATATGCCTAGGGGCGATGTAATAGCACAAATTATTGAACTTCCACATCCAAGATTCAAACGTGATGGCAGGAACTTATATGCAGAAGTAGAAATTTCTGCGTTTGATGCTATGTTAGGAAAAACAATCCGCTTTAAAACATTAGAAGACAAAGAATTAGAAATCAAAGTTCCGGCAGGCATACAACCTAGTCAAATGATTAAGTGTGATAGTTACGGACTTCCAGTCGGTCCACACAATCATCAAAGAGGAAATTTGTTTATACAAGTACAAATTACAATTCCCAAAATACTATTCACGGAAGATAAGATTCAAATTGAGCAACTTTCAGACCGTTACAGAACCTAAAGATTTTTATCTTAGAACAGATCCAGACCCAATACTCTATACAAAATTAGAGCCCTTTGATTTTAATTGCGGCATCGATCCTAACCAAATAGAACAAGCCATGGTCGAGATAATGCTAGGCGGCCGTGGCATCGGCATTGCCGCTAATCAAGTTGGATTTGATCGCAGAGTTGTTGTAGTCAAACCTAGTGGGCAAGAACCATTTGCCATGTTTAATCCCGAAATTGTCAGCGGATCCGACGAGTGTATAGACGAGGAAGGCTGTTTGAGTTTTCCAAATTTGTTCATAAAGATTAACAGATTTAATAATATTACAATAAAATATCTTGACAAGACAGCAAAAGAATGTACAATTACATTAAGTGGTTATGACGCCAAGTGTATTCAACATGAAATTGACCACTTAGACGGCATTACTTTTACCAAAAGAGTAAGTAAGTTAAAGTTAGATTTAGCACTGAAAAAACAGAGGAAATTAAATGGTAGAACCAAGTGATCAACTGCAAGTAGTTTTTGAAAAGGCTGTTGCAGACTGTAAAAAATTAGGACACGAATATGTCACGCTAGAGCATCTTATTTTTGCTATGCTCTGCGAAGAAAAGTTCTACGAACTTCTTGTAAACTTCGGTGGTGACGGGGATTACATTAAAAAGAATCTCGAACACTATCTTAAAAATCAATTAGACGAAATTAAAATAGATCCAATTCCCAAAGGATTTAAACCTAAGAAGACTCAAACTGTTGAGCGTGTTCTTAATCGTGCATTCACACAAGTCCTTTTCAGCGGACGTCAAAGCATTGAGCTTGTAGATGTGTTTATGAGCGCACTTAGCGAAAAGCGCAGTTACGCTGTATTCTATATTAATAAGGGCGGCGTGGATCGTGAAAAGTTTGCTGATTTTATTAACAGCGAAATCGATGAAGACGAAGAAGAACAGGTCACAGATGCACAAAGTGAAAAAGCACTGAAAGCATTTACTACTAACCTCAATGACCAAGTCAAGAAAAATAAAATCGATCCAGTTATCGGTAGAACTGAAGAACTAGAACAAATTGCGCTAGGGCTCGGTCGCAGAACTAAAAATAATGTATTGTTAGTAGGCGACCCTGGTGTAGGTAAGACTGCTATCGCAGAAGGCCTAGCACATAATATTATTAATGGTGCTGTTCCTGACTTCTTAAAAGAATATACAGTCTATAACTTAGACATTAGTGCTATGCTTGCTGGTAGTAAATATCGCGGTGACTTTGAAGAACGTTTTAAATTAGTACTTAAGGCACTAACAGGCAAAGGCAAAACTGTATTGTTCATCGATGAAGCACACATGATTAGTGGCGCAGGCGCAGGTGGACAAGGTAATGCCAATGACTTGGCTAATATGATGAAGCCTGCTCTAAGCAAAGGCAACATTAAAGTAGTTGCATCTACTACTTGGGAAGAATATCGTAAGTACTTTGAAAAGGATCGTGCGTTAATGCGCCGTTTCCAACGCATCACTGTTGACGAGCCTACTCCAGAAGTAGCAGTAGATATTCTTAAAGGTATTAAGAAGTATTACGAAAAACATCACGGTGCTGAAATTACAGATGCGGCTATTGAAACAGCAGTTAAATTATCTGTAAAATATATGACAGATAAGAAATTACCAGATAAAGCAATTGATCTAATTGATGTGGCTTGTAGTCGTTTCAATATTAAGAACGCAGAACATAAGATTGTCGATGTTCCTGAGATTCAATACGAATTAGCAAAAATGGTTAAACTTCCCGAAGACACAGTCAAGGAAAAAGAAAACGAAAATCTTGTTAACCTTGAAAAGAACCTTAAAGGTGAAGTTTATGGGCAAGATGAAGCCATTGACGAAATCGTTGATAAGATTCTTGTAGCACAAGCAGGACTTAAATCTGATAATAAACCAGTGGGTAGTTTTGTATTCATGGGGCCAACTGGTGTTGGTAAGACTGAAGCCGCAAAACAACTTAGTAAACAGTTAGGTGTTCCACTTATTCGCTTTGACATGTCGGAGTATCAAGAAAAACACAGCGTATCTAAGTTGATTGGTAGCCCTCCTGGATATGTTGGCTTTGAAGAAAACGCTGGCTTGTTGATTACTAAACTACAAGAGAATCCACATTGTGTTCTATTGTTAGACGAAATTGAAAAGTCACATCCAGATGTAGCAACTATCCTATTACAGATTATGGACAATGGTTTTGTAACAGGATCTAATGGTAAAGTAGCAGATGCTCGTAACATTATTTTGATTATGACTACTAACCTTGGCGCACAAGATGCTGAAAAGAACGTTATTGGTTTTGGTAGTCAAGATAATGACTACGAAGATAAAGAACTTAAGAAATTCTTCGCTCCAGAGTTCCGCAATCGTTTAGATGGTGTTGTTACATTTGGTAAACTAAGCAAAGAAACAATGATTAAAATTGTTGGCAAGTTCTTAGTTGAGTTAAAAACACAGGTCAAGGATAAGGGCATTAAGATTACAATCAGCAACGAAGCAATTGACTACTTGGTAGATAAGGGCTTTGATAAGAAGATGGGTGCTCGCCCATTGCAACGTGTAATCGATAAGGATATTAAGCGTCCATTATCCAAACTTATGTTGTTTGGTGGTCTGAAACAGGGTGGAGCAGTAAACATCAATGTTGAAGACGATGAAATTAAACTCGAATTACAGAATGAAACTGTACAAGCAAACATCTAAATTGTTTTTTGACAAATATGTCAACAAGATTAGTGTAATAAATGTTTTTGCTTCGGAGTTTCGTAGCAGAACTATCGCTCGGGCAATGGCTTCAATCAAGATTCTTAGTGATCAAATTGAAGCCGTCCCGGATGGTAGAGTACAACTTAGATCCTGGCGTAAGAAATATGCTACAGTCAGTGATGTAATCTACATAAACAAACTTGTAGATTTACTTAATAAAGAAACTGATTTTTTGTTGCGTGTAGAAAGCGACACATTAAGCATTTACACCAACAGTGATTCTTTATTAGATGCTGTTCAACTATTAGGACATGTTAAAGAAGTAACTAAACCTGCAGACGATAAAGTTAGGAAGTTTCTATTAACTAACCCTAACTGTATTATATCTAAAAAGTATACGCACAAGTATAGAGTAACTGTAAATCCTCTACGTGATTCTAGCGAAAGTTTCCACGCATGGGCAGAGCAGATTCCCAGCATTAAACTGCTAAAGCGTACATACCACTCCGAAGGCTACTTTTACGCCGCAAATGAAAAGACCCTAGGAATGTGCAGACTATTCCTGGGCAATAAGATACGCAGAGTGGACGAAATGTACCTAATCAGCGAAATTTAATACAGTTGTAAAATAGCATAAATACTCTATTAGTGGAGTATGTATATCCGCGGCTCTATGCAGAACATGGTGATTATATGAAAATAAATGATGTAGATAAGCAAGCAGAACAGTTTAAAGACGTCGATTTCGTCGATGATTTAAAGTTTTTTATGCACAACGACCCACGTTTTTATCGTAAGGTAGTTTATCCTGTAATCGCTGAATTAAAAGGCAAGTTGAAATCCGGCGGCAAGTGCAACGAAATGTCATTTATGCCCTGCATCGATAAAGCCATACCAGTTTATTGCAATAAATTCAAAATCACCCAAAACCCAAAAGTATTATTCGATCCCGAAGAAGTACAGGACTTGGCTGTTAAAATGTTCCACGAAGAAAAACATAACATCGAAAACGGTGTTTATGATGGGAGAGATGAATGATCCTATTAGAAGGTGGAAATGTATTTCCTGATGTAGAACCATTTGGCAAGGATGAAGCCAAGGAAGTACTAGCCAAGGCGCAATCAATGATGCCGCAGGGCATTGATTTAATTCCTGTTGGCAGTGCCGGCCATAAAGCCAGTTCTGGAGACATGGACTTAATGGTCGACGAGCAGTCCATGTTAGACTTTTTTAAAGTTAAGACAGCCAAAGAAGCAAGACAAAAATTAAAAACATACTTTCAAGATAGAGGCACCGAATCTGCACTAACTGGCATCAATGTACACATTAAAGTTCCTAACGGCGATAAGTTTGCACAAGCAGATATTATGTTTGTTAAAGATGCTGGCTCTGTTAGTAAATTTCATCAACACGATTATAGCATTGAAAATACTCCATTCAAAGGTTTACATAAGCACATACTACTTTCCAGTATTGCTAAAGAAACTCGTAACCAAAGATATCCTTACGGACTAATGTGGAGCGGATTCCAAGGGCTGTTTGCCCGAGATGAAAATGGAAAGAAGGCAGACTTTGTTTCTCACAATGCAGACGAAGTTGCTAAAATTTTAATCGGTGCTCATGCTACTGCCGCTGACTTAGGTAATGTAGAAAGAATTATTGCCGCACTACCAGGTAAAGAACAAAATCCAAAAATTCAACACGCACTAGCCGATGAGAACTGGCCTGGCAACGAAGGCAAAAAGCCTGAAGATGTTAAAGAAGGTTCTGCCGAATGGTTCTCATGGATGCAAGGCGTAGTAGAAGGTACTTATGGACGTTACTGGTGCAGTACAGATAAAAAATGGAAACAACGTAAAGGTCCCAAGCAGTCAAGGGGCGAAGAATGAGATTAAGAGAACTATTTGTTGAATCCACAGAAACAGTTAAAAAGAAACTGGGCCGTGCATTCAACCATCTCGAAGATCTAGTTTTCTTCTACGGCATCGACGGTACCATCGAAGCATTAGACCACGTTAAAGAAATCGCTACACAAGAAGGTTCTGAAAGCATTCGCATGAAATGGGACGGTAATCCTCAAATCTATTGGGGTCGTGAAACAAAGAATGGACCATTAATTCTAGCAGGACACAACGGTTGGGCACGTGGTGCTAAGACAGATAATCCAGAAGCAGTAAAAGATTTTATTGCTAACAAGAGCGGTACACCTAAGACAGAAGAAGAGCGTAAACAACGTGAAGAATTTGCCGCCAAGTTTGCAAATTTATATCCAGCATTTGATGCGGCAACTCCAAAAGATTTTGTAGGCTTTGTCTATGCTGACGCATTATTTTTAAACAGGCCCGATTTAAAAGACGGAGTATACACATTCTGTCCAAATCCTAAATCACAAACTTGTTATCATGTCAGAGGCGACAGTGATTTAGGTAAGCGTATTGCTTATGCAGATGTAATGGTTGTCGGTCATGCTTATTTCCCACAATTTGGAATGGATGACAGTGAACAAGAACCGTTAGACGATTTTGATCAATTTAATGCTAATCCTAAATTAATTGTACAAGGTCCGATATACAATAAAAAATCTGTTAGTATCGATACTAAGATGATTGATAACATTGAAGGTTATGCACAACAACACGCAGAACAAATCGAAGGATTCTTGTCCGATACTGCTGGGTTAAGTGACCTTAAGAATATATTCTACACCTATGTAAATCAAACAGCAAGAGCTAAACAGTTAAGCAGTTTAGGTTTACAGAATTTTAACGCATGGTTGGAAAAGTCAAAAGTTAGTGCAGGAAAACAAGAAAAAATACAGGCTAAAATAGAAGCCCATCCTAACGCTGTAGATGCTATATTTTCTCTAGTTAAACAAATACAATCAATGAAAAACCAAATACTTGCACAGGTTGAAGGCGAGCAAGGAGATATCTGGGACACAAACGGAGAAGGTCGTGTACGCTATGCTGGCCCTGAAAAGAAATTCGGTAATGTAAAGTTAGTAAACAGAGACCAGTGGACTCCTGGGGAATAATATGAGATTAAGAAATTTATTTGAAAATAAAACAAGTGAAGTAGCCATTATATTTGGTCGATTCAATCCTCCGCACAAAGGACATAAAGCCGCTTGGGAAACTGCCGCTACTAAAGATGTATGGTACGTTGGTACTAATGAAAGTACTGTAGGACCAAAAGACCCACTGCCATACAATGTAAAAACAGAATGTATGAAAGTTATTTGGCCTGATGTTACAGGACATATTGTTGCCGAAACAAGTTGGTTAACATTAGCCAGTTATGTATATCAGAAACACGGTGCAGTAAAATTAATCATCGTTACTGACGAAGCATGGGTAGTTCCTACTGTACAAGATTATAATGGAAAGTCTGGTCCGCACGGCGAATACAATTTTCCAGAAATTAGACTGTTCCACGACAGTATAGAAGAAGCAAAATTAGAATTACGTAAGAGCTCTGCTACAAGTTTACGTGAAGCAGTAGCCAAAGGCGACAGACAAGCATTTAGCGATGCCGCTGGCGTAAGTTCAGAAACACCTGTTATGGGTAAACCATTCTTTGACTTAGTTGCCGAGTACTTGATGCCCTATGAAGAAAAGGCGAAGGAAAAAGCAAAGAAAAAAGATTCTAAGAAAAAAGAAGAACCTAAGAAAAAAGAAGAGCCTAAAAAAGAAAAAGAACCTAAGAAGGAAAAAGATGCTATGAAAATGTCAGAATTAGAAGAAGGCCGTTACGGTAGTTACGATGCGTATCAACGCGATTACGATTCTAGTCGCACAGGCTTTGGACGTCGTGAACGCGAAGATGATGAATATGTTAATGGACCGGATCCAGAAGAGTATTCATTCCGTTTTACTCTTATTGACAAGGACGGAAATGAAGTTGAAAGAACACCCCGTGTAACTACTACTAAAGGTCGCGAACACGCAAAGAATTATGCTCACGATCACTACGTAAAAGCAGGATTTACTGTTGTTAAGGTTTCATAATAAATGAAACAATATAGAATCAGTACAGAAAATTTAAATCAAGACAGTCCAGACGACTGCTTACTTGATCCTTCTGATCCTATATACGAAATTAAATCTATGCAGTATCTTGCAGGCTTAGGTCATGCCGCAAGACTACACGAGTATCAGGGCAGTAACATCAGTGTTACTGGCAGTGATAAAGGCAGAATACAGAGAGAACAAAACATTAAACCTGGAACACCTGAGTGGTTTCAGTTATGGTTTAGTTTACCTTACATGACAGGCGAAAAACCGGTAAATAAAAAATGAGAGCAAGCGATTTAGAATTACCCCAAGGCATGGAAGTCTATGTAGACATGGACGGAGTTCTTGCAGACTTTTTCACAGAGTATGCTAAACTTGCTGGCATTAAAAGCGGAAACTACAGAGACATTCCACCAGCGAAGACTGATCCTACATTAAACAAAATGGTAGGAACAGACTTTTTTGCACGTCTACCAAAGTTTCCTACAGCAGACAAACTAATTGATATTGTAGTTGATGTGGCCGGTGGCTACAATATTTGTTCTAGCCCATTACGCGGCGACCACGAAGGCAGTGAAAAATACAAACGTATTTGGATCGATGAACACTTAAATCAACTGCCAGACAACATTTACATTGTTTCAAACAAAGCCAAGTACGCTAGAAATCCTAGCGGAATGCCTAACGTATTAATTGACGACAGAGGTAGTAATATCAGTGCTTGGGAAGCCGCTGGCGGTATTGGTATCAAATATCAAGCAGACGAAGATAGTTTACAAGTAATATTAGATGGACTTAAACGTGCTAAACGTGTGGGACAAGGTGAAGAAGAACACGAACCACAGCAGTTAAAAAGTCTAGATAGAAGTCAAGGAAAATTAATTGCCACTAGTGGTGACAAAGATGTAGACGAAGGTCGTAAGAAAAAACGCAGAAACAAATACGGTGCGTTATATGGACCAGGTCCTTACGGACTATATGGTACCGATGCAGGCTACAGTGGTGTAGGTAGTGTGCCTGCGGGAGACGGCGGTGACGGCGGCGGATTGATGGAAGCATGGACTCCAGATAAAAAGCAACGTATCAAAGACTTTGCATTATGGGCTATCAAACTTTTAGAAATAGAACAAGCACCACGTATTAAATTAGTAGGTGATACAAAGACTACTGCACTTGGATACTTTGATCCTGAAACACAAGACATAGTTGTATCTGTTAAAGATAGACATCAAATGGATATTATGCGAACACTAGCACACGAATTAGTGCATCGCAAACAAAACGAAGCAAGAGAATTAGATGGTGCAACTGGCAGTCCAGACGAAAACGAAGCCAATGCTCTTGCTGGAGTATTGCTACGTTACTGGGGTAAAATGAATCCAGAACAGTTTAACGAACATATTGTTAAAGTTAAAGGCGGTTACGAATTAAAAAGCAAACATGGTAATAAGAACTTAGGTAAGTATCCAACTCGCGCCGGTGCAGAGAAACGTGAACGTCAAGTACAATATTTTAAACACGCAGAAGAAGACCAGCACCCTAATGAAAAACCAAGAGGTCCTGAAATTAAACCTACAATGCCTAGAGGCACTGTTAGAGTTGATGTAAGTGATGTGTATGATTGGTACAAGTTAGGTAAGAATATTGCCAACTTAAAAAATTTATCAAATAAAGATTTTGGTAAAGGGCCTCCTAGTACTATTGTATCTTTTGGCAGTGAAGAAGAAGAGCACAAATATATTGCGGCTTTGAAAAAGTTGGGCCTTGATACCACAGACATTGACCCGGTTGATCCAAAGCGGCCTAAGAATATGCCGCGTCAAAAAGTTGATCCGACATTTAATGTAGATGAAAACTTTGCCGATGGAAAAAATCCACAAGATAAAGGTGATAGTAAACGTCACGGCATCACTAAAGGCATGAGCATAGCACAGTTAAAAAAGATACGCAGTAGCGATTCTGCTAGTCCACGTAAAAAACAATTAGCACACTGGCAAATTAATATGCGTCAAGGAAAAAAGAAATGAGATTGATAGACATTATAAACGAAGGTGTTATTGATATGATGGCTTTGGCTAAACGTGCCAAGGCATTATTAGCACAAGGACTAAGCGAACAACAAGCACAGGATAAACTTGTTAAAGAAGGTATTCCTGCAAGATTGGCCGCGCAGGCTGTACAAATGGCACAGATGAGCGAAACTGTTGCAGATCAACTTACCTTAGAAGCACCTATTGCCGCTACAGATGATCCTATGGATCCTATGATTCACAGTCACAATAAAGCAAATCCTATGACGTTAAAAGGACGCATTTTGCAAACACGTAAACAGTTACAAGAATTAGCACGTATGGCAGAAAGCGATGACCTAGCAACTTGGCATCAAATTACTAAGTTAGCCAAAGGCGGCATGTTCATGGGTTTAGAACAGAATTTAGAGCAAGTACGTCACGGTTTAGAAGAATTAGCCGCTAAACGTAAGAAGGGCGGAATGCAGAGTCGTGGAATCGATAAGTTTGACGAAACTGCAACACCGGGAGGCACTAGTGCAGGTATGGTTAGTGTGGGTCCTGTATACAAAAATAAAGCCGGAAAAACACCTAAAAATAAAGACGGTACTGCTAAAAATGCCCTAGATATGAAGGCTAATCTGTTAACAGGCGGCAGTATAGCAAAACGATAAATACAACACCAGGAGATTTTAACCATGCACGACCAGATGAGACCAGTTATGCCAGGACCAGTGGACGACCACGAAGGGGCTATGGCACGTTCAGAACTATATAGAGCCGCAAAGTACTCTATGAAATTGTTCCAAATGATTCAAGACGGACAAGATTTAGAAGGTTGGGTACAGGCTAAAATTACTAAATCTGCAGATTACTTAGATAGTGTATATCACTATATGGAGTACCAAGTTAAGTTCGGCGATGGCAGCAACGCATCCAACATCGACGACATTACAGGTGATGCTGAACAAGAGCTACCAAGCGAAGAGCCAGTGTCTGACATGGATGACGAAGAAAGGAAAATTGACGAAATGACTACATATGAACAAAAATTAGCATCCTTGTTAGAAGGTGCTGTTAAAGAAGCGTCTGGTGTACGTGCAACTGACAAAAAGAAAGGTCAAGTTGATAAATCAGAAAAGAAACAATACTTTGTTAAACTTGAAAAAGATAACAAAACTCGTGGTGTTACTACTGTTGCCGACGAAGGCGAAAGCCAAGGCGAAGTACGTGATCGTATGAAACGCGACAATCCAGGTTGGACTGTGGCCAGCATCCGTGTTAAGGATGAAATCGACGAAGCCGCAGAAAAAATTGCCAAGGCTGAAAAAGACGCCAAGAACAAGAAAGAAAAAGACAAGATGATTAAGGAAGCCCTTACACAAGTAGTCGAAAAGGCTGTAAGCAAAGCACAACAAAAATTTATGGGCATGGTACACGCCGCAAAGAAAGGCGAAAAGCCAGCCAGTAAGGAAGTTGCTAAAGTTGCTAAAGGCATGAAAGACAAAGATGCCAAAGACTTTGCTAGTACAAAGCATAAAGGTCTTCCAGAAAAGAAAAAGAAAACTGACGAAGGTCAAGTAATGAGCCCACCAGATGGTGCTACAGCCGCTCCTAAGAAAGATCCAAAGACTGGCAAGTATCCAAAAGTAACTTCTGGTCCAAACAAGGGTAAAGAGTGGAGCGAAAAGACTCCTGGTCCTACAAATCCAGCATTTAAAGAAGGTGCTGAAGCAGATAGCCCAACTGCAAAAGCACTCGCAAAATACGAAGAACAATACAAAACTGCTACAGGTGCCGATAAGACAAACTTAGCAAGAACTATTAGTGCTCTTAGAAAGAAATTAGAAGCCGAAGGTGGTACAACTGCTCCTACGCCAGCAGTACAAGAATCTAACCTAGTTAAGTCTATTGTTAGAAAAGTTGTTGCTGAAAAGAAAAAGGGCGATGGTAACTTAGCCAACAATGCTAAACCATATGACAAAGTAACCAAAGGTGATGTAGTTGCTGGTCGTTTAGGCAAAGACGAAATGGGCGGCAAAGCAGATAAGAAAAAAGAAACAGTTAAAGAATCTACTGACTTATCTCGTTTGAAATTCTTATCAGGCCTATAATATCATGGACATGAAACAAATTTTACAAGCACTAGATAAAGCATCTAGTCGTAGAGTAGAAGGCGCAAATGACATGCGCCGTTTCGTGTCTATTGTGCAGGAAAACAATACATTAAAAACAGTTGCTGACAAAGTTGCGTCTGCCGCTGATGCCGCAAAAGAAAAACTCAGCGACTTTAGACCGTATGATGAAAAAGCAGTGGCTAAGATGTATAATATTAAAACTGCAAATAAAAAAGAAGACAGCGATCTAGAAGAAGCAGGCAGACCTGGGGAGCCGGGTTTTAAACCCAATCTACAAATTCCAAATGCTCCTGCATTTCCACAGGGCGATTTTTCTAAACCAGGTCGTTACGATTTAGAAGGCGGTGAGAAACTTACAGTAAAGCAAGACGGTACTAGAGTACACGATAGCGGGTTTGGTTCATTTACCTACGACAAAGCAGGTAAAGCAATCAAATATTCTAGTCCAATGTTTAACGGCTATAGTCAGGAACACGATTTAGTCACTGGCAATATTACTGTAAAGTATATGAACGGTCCATTAAATGTTGTTAAGACCTATGACAAAACTGGCAAGGAAACAGGTGCCAGTGATGCCGAATACGATTTAGGTGTTGCAAAAGTTAGACGTCAACAAGATGCTAACAAGAATGTAACTAATACAGCATCTGTTCCTGACGGTGCTGCCACACACGTAGTACAACAGCAACAACCAGCAACTATGGAAACTAAAAAATCTTTCTTAGACTACCTTACATTAGCAGAAGAAAAGCAAAAAGGTGTCGATGGTAAGGCTTGCTGGGATGGTTACAAACGTATGGGTACCAAACAGAAAGGCGGTAAGACTGTTGATAACTGTGTCAAGGATGGAAAATGAGAGCCCTTGTCTTAGCATTAGCAATATCATTAACAGGTTGCGCTACTGTTAAGAGTTGGATTCCTAGTTTCAGCGATCCTAATCAATCAGCACGTATTATAGACGTGCGTCAAAGTGTAGCACAATTAGATTGTAAACAAGCACACGCACCACAGGTTAAAATTATCAAAGATAATTTAGAATGGTTTCAACTTTATAGTGAAAGCAAAGGTTGGCGTCAACAGGACGTTCTTAAGTTAGTTAAACCTATGCAGGAAACTGTAGATGACTTTTATAAACGCAGTACAGAAAAGCAGGGTAGCGAAACTTACTGCGAAATTAAAAAGAAATTAATGGCTACACAAGCGGATAAAGCCGCTAGTGCAGTTCTTGGGAGATTCTAATGATAGAACAGTTGCAGATGTTAACACAATGTGGTCGCCCATGGGCGGCTGAACGTGCCGCAGTGGCATTGCAGATATGTGAAGCACGTCAGCAAGGACAAATAGGCGAAGACGAGTTTAGAGAATTAATGCTAGACCTAGTCAGAACAGATAAATTAGAAGAAGAGGCAGACGACATAAATTTAAAAACTATGTTAGTCACAGCCGTATACGCAGTAGCACAGGTGGCATAAATGGAAGAATTAGCAAAAGCACTTAAAATAGTATTCGCATCAGAATTTAGTTTTTATCTAAAGGCACACTACTTTCACTGGAACGTAGAAGGACCTGATTTTGCAGAATTTCATGAACTATTTGGTAACATCTACGAAGAAGTATATGGAAGTATAGATACTTTTGCAGAAAATATTCGCAAGAGTGGTAGTTACACTCCTGGTAGTTTTGAACGTTTCACTATGCTTACTAAAATTGATGATGAAACAGAGATTCCAGATGCACTATCTATGACACAAATTTTATTAGAAGACTCTGATAAAATGGCTAACTTATTTGGCCTAGTGTACAAAATTGCAGAAACAAACAATGAATTTGGTCTTGCTAATTTCCTAGCAGATCGTCAAGATGCTCATCGCAAACATTCATGGATGTTGCGAGCAACTCTAAAATAATGGAAAACGAATATCCAGTTTACCCAGAGGAAGATGGCTATGACCGTCCGAGAAACCCTTACAGCCCTGTTTAATGACATTGTAGAAGGGTTAGCTCGCTTTGGATGCGGATTAGCCGGAATTCCTTATGAATTGTAAGAACATACCCTAGGACCGTTTGGGGTTATGTGCCCGGCTGCTGGGCTAATCAACGGATTCGCTACCCTGACGATTTAAAGTGAGCACTGATAAATACTTAATAAGATTTTGGGGACAAACAAATGGATATTAGATCAATTCTAAACAAATTGGATACTGTAGTACTTGCAGAGGCTATCACAATCAAAGACGTTGAAGCCGCAGTTGCTGGTAAATCAGACGAGCAAGAACGTGCAGAGATCCTTAATGACCTAGCATGGAAACACAAACTACCAGGTTTGTATGATCCTGTTAGCGGTTACTTTGTTGGCAAGCAAGGACAGCCAAACAGCATGGGTGGCAAATACAGTATTGCCGCAACTGCAACATCAAGCGCAGATAAAACACTTGCAGATCTAGGTTTAGTTCCACAAAACGCAAAAACATCTACAGCACTAGGACGTATGTTCCGTGGCGACGACAAAGGCGAACACGATACCGCAGTTAAAGGTACTAGTGACAAAGTTAATAAAGATCGCCAGACTGCCGAAATTAAAGCAGAAAAACTTCCGCAATTAGCGGACTTGGTTAAAAAGTTACAATCTATTACTGGTGGATCAGATACCGGAACAGCAAGTAGCGGAACTGGACTTAAGATGCCAGGCATGACTGCTAATGCTCCAAAACTTGGTGGATTAAAAGTTGGTGAAGGAAGTATCTTTGAATCATTGATGAGAGAATTCCAAGACGTAGTTGGTGATGTACCAATGCAAGAGCAACTAAGTCCAGAAGCCAAGGCAGTGGCAGATCAAATTAATGCGTTAATTGACGAATTAGAAACTTTAGGAGATGATCCAGAAGTACGTAAAGCAATCGATGATGCTAAGAAAACTGTTGCAGATGTTGAAGCAGCCGAAAAAGCAAAATACGATGCAAAGATGGATAAAGACTTAGATGCCGCAAGTGCAGAAGCAGATAAAGTTGCCGCTGATACTAAAGCATCTCAAGACAAGACTGCACAAGATAAGACTGCACAAGATAAGAAGACTGCTGGTGCAGATCCTGCAATTCAGAAAATTCAAGAACAACTAAAAGCATTAGGTGTTGACCCTGGTCCAATCGATGGTAAGATGGGTCCTAAAACTGTTGCTGGTATTAAAGCATTTGAAAAGATGGCAGGCAAACCAGAAACTGGTAAAGTTACTCCTGAACTATCTACACTATTGGCAGACGGTAAAAATATCGTTGCACGTAGTCAGTTAACACAATCATTAACTGCTATCGAAGCAATCGTTACTAAGTACAAAATTTCTGAAAGTGTAACTGAAGAAGATGTATTAGCAATGACTGAAAACGAAGCAAGAGCGTTTGTTATGAAAAATATCAAATACTTTAGCGAAGCAGAACAAATTGCTATTACAAGAGATTATCTAAGTGAAGCACCTGTGCCAGCACTACCTGGTCCTGGCGGCAAACTACCGGCACTATCTACACCAGGTGGTGCTAATCCAAACGTCATCGATGTTCCATTCAGAGACATTACTCCAAAACCAAGTTGGGGACAACGTGCCATGGACTTTGTCAAAGGCGCAGGATCAAAGGCACTTGGTGTACTAAAGAATCCAAAAGCGGCTATTGCAACTGCCGCTGTTGGTGGGGCATTGGCACTAGGCGCACTATGGAAAGCATTTAGCGGCGGTGACATTGAAATGGATCCAAAAGATCTAGCAGAACTACAGAAGCATTTGAAAGTTCTAGATCAATATGGACAAGATCCTGCAATCAAAGCAGGCTTACCAGCAGATGTCCAAAAACGTCTAGATGTTGTAATTTCCAAGTTAGACAAACTTAAAAAGGCTAAGGCAGCAGGCGGACAACAACCTGCGGCTCCTGCGGCAGCACCTGCGGCTCCAGCAAAGTAAAATACTAACACTTAAAAAGCGGCTTCGGCCGCTTTTTTTGTCTTTTGACAAAATATTCGTTGACTCTGATCAAATAAACATATATAATTAAACTTATTACTAAGGAGATATCATGGGCAATAGAACCTATGGACCAGAAGAAAAGGCCAAACTAGAGCGACTAATTAACGAAGGCGTTCAAGTCAAATATGAAATTGAAAGTCTGACAGAAGGCTTAAAAGAAACAGTTAAGGCAGTAGCAGAAGAATTAGAAATCAAACCTGCACTAATTAACAAAGCAATCAGTATTGCACACAAAGGCAACTGGAACGATGTATTCAGTGATTTCGATGATTTAGAAACAATTATCGTTACTGTTGGCAAAGACAAATGATAGACGCTATTTTTGGGCCAACTATACAATGGATCAAGGATGACTGGAATAGTCATCCATTTCGATTTATTGTTGAGTTACTTGCCTGGGCTGTTAGTATTGGCTGTAGTATTACTATGGCCGTTACTGTACCTAATCCGCCATTGCTTGCTCTGTATCCTGTATGGATTAGCGGCTGTGCGATGTATGCGTGGGCCGCTTATACTAGAAAATCATTTGGTATGCTAGCCAACTATATCTTGCTAACCACTATCGACACAGTTGGCTTGATCAGAATGCTAATTAACTAATATAAAGAAAGGTTTAGTCAGCCACAAATGACTTGTTTGGTATTTGCCAGCCCTAAATGGCATAGGAGAAAAATTAAAATATGAGTTACGTTGACGCTCTCTTTGACAGAGAGAATGATATTATTAAGGTCGTAGAGCGAAACGACCAAGGCGAACGGGTTTTCAAAGAACATCCTGTACGCTACACGTTTTACTATCCGGATCAAAAAGGCAAGTTTACTAGCATTTACGGCGATCCGCTGACTAGGGTAGTTTGTAAAAACACCAAAGACTTTCGAAAAGAATTAGCCATTAACAGTGGTAAGGACTTATACGAAAGCGACATCAATCCAATTTTTGTACATCTAAGCGAAAACTATCTAAATCAAGATGCACCTAATCTAAATATTTGCTTCTTCGACATTGAGGTGGACTTCGATCCAGAACGCGGCTATAGCACTCCTGAAGATGCGTTTATGCCAATTACTGCTATCACAGTTCACCTAAAATGGTTAGACAAATTAATTACACTGGCTCTTCCTCCAAAGACATTAACCTTTGCTGAAGCCGAAGCGTTAGTAGCCGATATTCCAGATACACATCTGTTTACTAATGAAGCAGATATGTTGGAAACATTCTTAGATTTAATTCAAGATGCAGACATTATCACAGGTTGGAACAGCGAAGGCTATGATATTCCTTATACTGTTAACCGTGTGACACAGGTGTTAAGTAAAGAAGATACAAGACGTTTCTGTCTATGGAATCAATTTCCTAAACGTAGAGAATATGAAAAGTATGGCAAGACTGCACAAACATATGACTTAATTGGTCGTGTACACTTAGACAGTCTAGAACTTTATCGCAAGTTTACCTACGAAGAACGACACACCTATCGATTAGATGCCATCGGTGAAATGGAAATTGGCGAGAACAAAACTGTTTACGAAGGCACACTTGATCAACTATACAACAATGACTTTAAAAGATTTATTGTGTATAACAGACAAGACGTTGCACTATTAAACAAACTAGATGAAAAACTTAAATTCATTGACCTTGCTAATAAAATTGCACATGAAAATACTGTATTATTACAGACTACAATGGGTGCTGTGGCTGTTACCGAACAGGCTATTATTAACGAAGCGCATCGTAGAGGTTTCCAAGTTCCTAATCGTCCTAAACGAGATGACGATGAAAATACTGCGGCTGCTGGTGCTTATGTAGCACATCCGAAAGAAGGTCTGCAAGATTGGATTGGATCGCTGGATATTAACAGTCTTTATCCAAGCGCCATTCGTGCGCTTAACATGGGTCCGGAAACTATTGTAGGTCAATTACGTCCTACAATGACAGAAGCATTTATCCATGAACAAATGACTCTTAAAAAGAAATCGTTTGCAGGCAGTTGGGAAGGCAAGTTTGGAACTGACGAATACGAAGCAGTTATGGCACAACGTAAAGATGTGGAAATTACCATAGACTGGGAAGATGGCAACAGTACTGTACACAGTGGTGCAGAAGTATATAAAGTTATTTTTGATAGTCATCAGCCTTGGATGCTTTCGGCAAATGGTACAATCTTTACCTACGAAAAGGAAGGTATTATTCCTGGACTGTTAAAGCGTTGGTATGCTGAACGTAAAGAAATGCAGGCCAAATTAAAAGAATGTATTCAGGCAGGTAACAAGGTCGAAGAAGAGTATTGGGATAAACGTCAGTTAGTTAAAAAGATTAACTTGAACAGTTTGTATGGTGCTATTCTTAACCCAGGTTGTAGATTCTTCGATAAACGTATTGGACAGTCAACTACTCTAGTCGGTAGACAAATTGCCAAACACATGGCTAGTAAAGTAAATGAAATTATCACAGGTGAATACAATCACGTAGGTAAGGCAGTTATCTATGGTGATACAGACTCTTGTTATTTCAGTGCATATACTACATTAAAGAAAGACATCGAATCTGGAGTTATTCCTTGGACTAAGGAAAACGTTACTGCACTCTATGACCAAATTGGCGAGGAAGTAAACAGTACATTCGTTAAGTTTATGGAGCAGGCATTTCATTGCCCGCCAAGTCGTGGTGATGTTATTCGAGCAGGTCGAGAAATTGTTGCTAGTAAAGGATTGTTTATTACTAAGAAACGTTATGCTGTACTTTACTATGATAAAGAAGGCAAACGTGCAGACGTAGATGGTAAACCAGGCAAGATCAAGGCCATGGGCTTAGACTTGAAGCGCAGTGATACTCCTGCATTTATTCAAGACTTTTTAAGTGATGTACTTGAGAAAGTTCTAACTGGTGCTACAGAAGAACAAGTATTAGATCACATTACTCAATTCCGTACAGAGTTTAAGGCCCGTCCTGGTTGGGAGAAAGGTTCTCCTAAGCGAGCCAACAACATTACTGAGTACGAAGCCAAAGAAAAGAAACAGGGCAAGGCTAATATGCCTGGACACGTTCGTGCAAGTATTAATTGGAATACTCTGCGTCGAATGAATTCGGACAAGTATAGTATGCAGGTCACAGACGGCCAAAAAGTTATTGTATGTAAACTCAAAGCAAATCCGCTAGGGTACACATCGGTAGCATATCCTGTAGACGAACTACGTTTGCCTAAATGGTTTATGGAACTTCCATTCGACGATGCAGAAATGGAACAAACTATTATAGATAACAAACTAGAAAACTTAATTGGAGTTCTTAACTGGGATATTAAATCCACAGAAGAAAAGAACACATTTAATCAACTGTTTGAGTTTTAAAGACTTGACTTTGACCAAAAACCTAAATATAATCAACATTAAGGAGAACTATAAATGATTAAAGATATTCTAACCGACATCGTAGCACATACACATAGCCTAGGCTTTTTGCCTTTGGTAAAAATTACAGGTGCTAAAGATAGCACAACTATCGAATCAATGGCAGAGGATCGTAGCGTTATTGTTACTGCTACTGCACACAAGCCAGTATCAGAGTTTGATGGCACATTTGGTATGCCAAACTTGGACAAGTTAAATCTTCACTTGAAGAATCCAGAGTATAAAGAAAACGCAAAGATCGATGTAGTTACTGCGGAACGTAACGGCAACACAGTTCCAGTAGGTTTGCACTTTGAAAACCAAGCAGGTGACTTCCAAAACGATTATCGTTTCATGGCATCAGAACTTATTAACGAAAAACTAAAATCTGTTAAGTTCAAAGGTGCAACATGGGAAGTTGAGTTTGAACCAAGCATGGCGGCAATTGGTCGTTTGAAGTTACAAAGTGCGGCACACAGTGAAGAAACTGTTTTCCAAGTTCGTACAGAAGATAACAATCTTGTATTCTTCTTCGGTGATGCAAGTACACACGCAGGTTCTTTTGTATTCCAACACGATGTTGGCGGCAAGTTAAAGCACACATGGTCATGGCCTGTTGCACAAGTACAAAGCATTTTAAATCTCGATGGTAATATTACTATGAAGATTGCAGATGCAGGTGCTATGCAGATTACTGTTGACAGCGGTGTTGCTGTATATGATTACATCTTGCCAGCACAGAGCAAATAATCATGACTATTGAACAATTACTATACGCTAACATTGCCGCCGTAGTTTTATTGGTTATCGTTTATCATAGAACAGGTTGGCAAAAAGTTAAAGAATGCTACGGCATGTGGTTTACAAAAGAGTATTGGACTAATTATAATACTGTAGAATTTGTAAGTTGGTTTGCTAAGGCATTGATTATTGTGCCAGGATTAATCTTTGGCATTAGCCTTTGGTGGTTGTACTTTTTGACTTTGGCTACTAGTCTAGCATTAATTTGGGCCAGTAATAAAAAGTTTTTGCCAACTTTAGTAGGGTTTAATACTGTATGGACTTGGATTAGTTGTATGGTATTGGCACAGCATTTAATAAAATGAAACTATTTAATTGGAATCGTTACGAAACAATAACTGAAGGTCCAATGGCTCACGATTATACTAATGCGTCTGTTAGAAAAGAAATATACGAGGCTTATAATAAGCGTTATAAAATTTCAGTAACTCCCCTGACGCATCCAGAGCATTATGATCCGTTGGATCCTCCGTTAGGCTGGGCTTACGACCCTTACTACGAAATTTGGATACAACTTAATGAATAAAAATTTAACCGCAACACAAAACGACTACGCATACTTTTTGCCGGCAACTAGCGGTTTCTATAGTACCTTTATAGGTAAACAAAGATATGGAAACTATGTTGATCCGGCAAGAGTTCCTGCTAGTTTTAAAAACGGAGTAGAAAGTCTAAACTACTTAGAACCGGAAAAAGGTGCGTTCTACTATGACCACTGCTTGTATAGTGCAGGTCATGCTAATCTAGACCTTAACAAAGTTGATCACAGCGAAGATATGTTTCGTAATAGAGATCGCAGTACTAGTTGGGTACTAGGCGACTCCGGTGGTTTCCAAATTGGTAAAGGTGTATGGGAAGGCGATTGGAAGAATCCCAACTGTCCTAAAGCACAAAAGAAACGTGAACAGGTTCTTAAGTGGATGGATAGTCTAATGGACTATGGTATGTGTCTTGATATCCCTGCTTGGGTAGCTCGTAGCCCTGCTGGACAAAAAGCCACAGGCATTACTACATACGCAGAAGCAGTTCAAGGTACTTACATTAACAACGATTGGTTTGTAAACAATCGCAATGGTAATTGTAAATTCTTAAACGTTCTCCAAGGTGAAAATCATACCGATGCAGACGATTGGTATGACCGAATGAAGAAGTACTGCGATCCTACTGTCTACGGTGACCGTGCATTTAACGGTTGGGCCATGGGTGGTCAGAATATGTGTGATGTACACTTGGTATTAAAACGCCTAGTAGCATTACGATTTGACGGATTACTTGAACAGGGCAAACAAGACTGGATGCACTTCTTAGGTACTAGTAAATTAGAGTGGGCTTGTTTATTAACAGACATTCAACGTGCTGTACGCAAGTATCACAATCCTAACTTTACAATTAGTTTCGACTGTGCTAGTCCATTCTTAGCAACTGCAAACGGACAAGTATACGTTCAAACAGAAACACAAGACAGAACTAAGTGGGTATATAGAATGTTACCTAGTATCGATAATAAAAAATATAGTAAAGATACTAGACTATTCCGCGATGCAGTAGTACAGGACGGACATTTTAAAAACTTTGACAATAGTCCAATTATTGACGGGGTTCAAATTAAAGATGTTTGTATTTACGGGCCCGGGGATCTAAACAAGATTGGCAAGGAAGGTAAAACTTCGTGGGATAGTTTTAGTTACGCTATCTTAATGGGCCATAATGTTTGGATGCACATTAATGCTGTACAAGAAGCCAATCGTCAATACGATTTGGGCATTGTTCCTGCTATGTTAGTAGAAGAACGGTTTGATAGACTATTCTTTAAAGATGTAGTAGAAGCCATTTTTGCTACTAGTAGTCGTGCAGAAGCAGACAAAGTCGTTGAAGAGTATAATAAATTTTGGCAAAGTATTATTGGAACTCGCGGAGCAGTAGGTAAGAAGACTGTAAACGCAAGTACACAATTTGCCAAACTGTTTGACGAAGTAGAGGAAGAGAGTGTACAATTAGAGCACGGTGAAGAATTTACCGATGATGAAATTGCTAAACTTGACGAACTCGAAGAAGGCGTAAAATGAAAAAACTACTAGGCATTGGTGTTTTAGCAGTATTAAGTTTTGGTTTGTTTTATAAAACGGCAGATGCCGTGGGTCCAAACGACTACTATCTTGTAATTAAATTTGCAGAAACTGGCAACACCATTGCCCTAGCAGATAAATTCAATGGGCACGAAGCCTGTGTATCCTCTCCGGATTATGCGCTACATCAATTAGCGGGCAAACAATCCGGATCTCTTATTAAATGTGTTAACGAACTACCAACATATAGATGAAAAGTTTAGTTGTAGGAATGGGAATAGGACAGTTATATAAATCTGTCCTAACTCAATTAGGTTATGAAGTTTGTACTGTCGATACAGACATTAATAAAAATGCCGACTTCCCTAGTATAGAACCAGCCATATTACTTCACGGGTCTTTTGACACCGTACATATTTGCACACCAAATTTTACGCATTTAGAATTAGCCGTTAAACTGGCTCCTATCAGTAAAATTGTCTTTATTGAAAAGCCTGGACTGATTAATAGAAACGAATGGGCTAAATTATGTAAAAGATTTCCACGCACACGATTTATGATGGTTAAAAATAATATGTGGCGTGACAATATTGCAGAATTACAGGAAAAGGCTAAAGTAGCAAAGAATGTAGACATCGAATGGATTAGAAAGAACTGTATTCCTAGCCCAGGTAGTTGGTTTACTACACGCAAACTAGCATTTGGCGGAGTTAGTAGGGACTTAATGCCACACTTATTAAGTTTGTATATTGCACTACATCCAGACTGGCGCATAGAAAAAGTTAACGGCGAATCATCTATACAATCATGGCTGTTAAAAGATATCGAAAGCACAGAGTATGGTACTGTAAACCCAAATGGAACTTATGATGTAGACGACCAGTGTCACATTGGATTTGGTTCTAAATGGAACTGCCGTGCTAACTGGCGCAGTATGACTGTTGAACGTAGTGCTATTACATTTATTAATCAAGATAATACCAAAGATGTATTTGAGTTAGGCTGGTGTCCAGAAGAAGCGTACCTAAATATGATTAAAGATGCTGTAGAAAACCTAAATAATGACGAGTACTGGAAAGTACAGTTAGAAATTGACCTTTGGATACACGAAAGAATAGAAAAACTATGACACGCTGTCTACAAACAACTGGACAAGGTTACTTTGAAGAAGTAGAATATGCAAAGCCAGAACCTACGTCAACTGAAATTGAAGTTAAAGCAGTTATGACTGGTGTATGTCGCAGTGACATAGATATGATGCAGGGCAACTTTGGACCTTTACCACTACACATGCAAGGTCACGAAGGTCTAGGAATCGTAACTAAAGTCGGTGCCAGTGTATTAGGTGTTAAAGTAGGCGATTATGTTGCTACCCGCGGCGAACCAGCATACGCAGATTATTACAACTGTCGTGACGGTGAGTTTGTAACAGTTTTAGAACTACATCCACGTTACATTTTAGAACCAGTGGCCTGTGGTGTTAACTGTATTAGACAAGCGTATACTCTTTTTGAACGTAGACAAAATGGTAAATGCTTAATCCTAGGTAGTGGTTTCCTTGCATGGGTAGTTTTTAATAACCTGGCACATCATTTTCCAGAACTTGAAGTAGATGTACTAGGTTCTAGTAATCAGGAACTTTGGGGAGATGCGTTACTGTTAGGTACTACCGACAGTTACGATTTGATAGTAGATTTATCTGGAAAATATCAACTAGGTACCGACATTAATCTAAATAACAATGCAGTAATCATTGATGCTGTTGGTAAAGCAGTAAGTAAAGAAGAAGCACAACAACAACTTTGGAAGGCTGTTACTACAGTTAAACCAAGTCCAAGAACAGAAGAATTTATTGGTGCTATGTTTGAAGCACGTTGGATGATTGAAAACGGTAAACTAGAGGTTGATTCTTTCTGGACAAAAGGTTATAATCGTAACACAGAATGGCAACAAGCATTTGCGGATGGTGTGGATCGTCCAAATGGTTATAGCAGAGGTTATATTAAATGGGATTAAACACTGAAGAAAGACAAGACATTGTCTACTTTACAGGCTACGAAGTCGAACATACTATTTGCTATGGTATGTATACACTATTTGTAGTAGGCACTCCTCCGCTAGAAGAAATACTACGTATTGCTGGTGACACACAAGCATACTTAGACGAAAACAAACGCATTAAACAAATTTACTTTGGCACTAGTCAAAGTTTTAATCCTAAAAGTATTTCACACGAAGAATACAAAGCATGGGACGAAGTTATTATAGGCTGTCTAAAAGCAGGCTATTGGGTAGCTCTAGACTTTGGTGTTGAACACATCGAAGGCGTACTAGAGTCTGCTTATAACGAATATCCCAAGTTTGTACCTATGATTAGTGTCAAGTTACCCTACATTAATCAACTCAACTACAATGCCACACTCAAACTGGATGACCGAACTTGGGGTGCTACAAATCCAGGTGTGTGGACACATCATTTACAAAGCCTAATGACTAAAGACAAGTATACTCATTGGGATTTGTACACTCAAGATACACCAACATGATTATCAAACAAGACATTAGACCAAACAAAATGATCTGGGTAACTTTCCGCAAAGAAGGTATCCATAAGTATCCTGCGGCACTAACAGATCCTAATCTAGCAACAGGAGACGAATATGACGTATCGTTTTTGGGTCACCCTCATCGCCACATCTTTCATTTCAGGGTGTGGATCAGTGTGCAACACAATGACAGGGACATCGAATTCATCCAATTCAAACGATGGCTCGAGTCGTTGTATAATGGTCAAGGTGCCACTATAAGCCTTGACTACAAGAGTTGTGAAATGATGTCTGACGAATTACATGACATCATTAGCAAGAAGTATCCAAATCGCGAGATTTGGATTGAGGTCTCCGAAGACGGAGAAAATGGTTCATTCATCAAATACTAAAGGAAACAATGATGAAAAAAGAAGTCGTTCAAATTTTTGACGATCTTGACAATCTGCTAGATTTTTGCAGATTCAACCTTCTGCCTTACAATGAGGCAGACTTGTATAACCGCCAAAGTAAAACTTGGCAGGCTTACGAGGCGTCTAAGCGTCCTCGTCGTTATAACAACGACAGACGATTTGAAAATCGTCCCCGTAATAACAACGGGTACAATAACAACTACAGGAATGGTCGCCAATGACCGTCTACTTAGTA